TATATCAAGGAAATCGATTCTAATCAGCTCATCGATAGCTGTTTCGATTGCTTCATCATATTCTTTTTGTGACATATCATCAGTAACTTTTGCAATTCTCATTAAACGGCCACAAGAATTGTATCCTTTCTCTATGTCGAACATAAACCAAGAAGTAAAGTCTTCAAAAGGATCGAAAGGATTGTCAATTGTTGTTAGCATTACATCTTTAGACATTCAATCACGCTCCTTTCAAATACTTAGAAACTGTTGATGTTGAAACACCAAGCTTTCTAGCAATCTCAGCTAAAGTGTAATTAGAAGCACTTAATGCTTTGGCTCTGCTAACTTGTGCAGAGCTAAGACCTAACTTAGTTTTAGGAGTTGCTAATTCTCTGATCTTAGTTGTGTCTGTATTATTAAGTATCTTCTTAAGTTGTGATTCACTAATAGCACCAGCCTGAATAGCTTCCCATTCTTTAGGTGTTATATCTATGTTTCTATCTCTTCTTGCTACAGAACCTACTTCATCTCTAGCTTTACTTAAAGCCTTCTGACTAGCCTTCTTTATATCGCCGTTGTCCATAGTTGGGTCCGCTTTGAGCTTGGCCTGTACAGTAGCATTAGCCTTACGTTGGGCAGCTCTTTCTTTTCCTCGATTAAGTTCTGCTTCGTTAAGTTTATTCATTAACGATTTAACTTCTGGCTCATAAGCTCGTTTAGCATTAGACGAATATGCTATCTTACCAGCAGCTTCTATCTCAAGACGGGCCCTATTGCCCAGGTCCTTCATGTCATTGGCATACTTAGCATACTCTATCTCCATAGGGTGTCTGGCTTGAGATACCAGGGACATAGCATCATCAGTCTCTGCCATACGGGTACTCTTCTGCTTACGGGTCTCCACTTTATAGGATATACTCCCGTCCTTATTAGTAAAATATACCTTACCGGTCTTAGGGTCCTTAACTTCTATGGGTTCATATTTATTCCTAGCACGAGCATCGTCCATGTTATAAGTTATCTTATCCCCATCCGTAGTACGTAGGGTTACTTCCTTAGTCTCTTTGTTATACTTACGGGACGGATAATATAAATCATCGGCCTTAGTATATACCAGGGATCCCTCAGGTTTGCTAGGATCATACCAATCCTTGCCCTTAATATTAACTTTAGGACTACCTTGTCTCTTATCAACAGTCACTTCGCCCTTGGCTTTGGATATGATAGTGGATGCGCCTTTACCCGCCTGTTCATTGCCATTTTCATCTATGTATCTTCTATACTTCTTATTTAATGCGGCTATATTATTATCTATCTCACTCTTCTTGTAATCGAGCTTGTGTTTATTAGCATCGATTACGACCATACTGTGACGTACAGCAGCAGCGAGATCAGCATCATTTACATCAGCAGAAAGTGTCATATCAGTAATGAGATTAGATATCTTACCCATTTCAGTCTGAGTACCTTTCTTAGTCATGTACTTCATACCAGGACGTTCCGGATATTCCATCTTAGGATCAAATCCTTCAAGACCTTTAAGCGGAGGTGTTGAAGTTATCCTAACTTTACCTTTTGAATCGTGAGTTGGTATACACATAACTGTATCGCCATCGAAATCTGCTCCAGATAATCTCTCAGCAACCTTATGGTTAATACCAACAGCATCTATACTGTCAGTACCAATCATTTTCTTAGCTGCTTGATTCTTATTATTAACAGTCAAGATAGGTATCTCGAATGTTCCGCCATGAGGATATCGAATAAGAGCAAGTTTAGTACCATTCTCGTAGTTAGGGGCAAATACTTCAGTCTCTTTCAAAGAGTTCACTGGTAATATAACATGATACTTCTGACCTGGAAGAGCAGCGGCTTTAAGATTTACGGCAGAAGAATCGCATTCATCGGCAAACTTCTCAAGTAAATGTTTCTTAACCGTTGGGTTAGTTAACGAACAAATATCATCATACTCTGCAACTTTATCTTTCCTAGCTAAATCAAGCTGCTTCTTAGCTAAAGGTAATGATTGTTTAGATAAGAATTGGGATGGTAATGCATCAGCCCATTCGTTCCAATCTCCTTCATCGGCACGCTTATTTATAAGACCGAGTTTCTTCTTGCCGGTCTTAGGATCGTCATACCAATATTGTCCGCCTTGATCGGCATCTTTGATTAACGAACCGAACGGATTATCACGATCATCTTTGATAGGTTTGAGAACCTTCTCCAACGGTGTGCCTTTTGTTTTGTTCGTATTGAATCTAACATCCACACCATCTGGAAGATCATCGGAATATACAGCCATACCTTTTATGTAATGCTTTCCATCGACCATTATACGAACCTGAGAATATCGCGACTCGCCTAGATTTAAATCTGGAACCCCTCTTCTAAGTTCAACGACGCCATCTTTAGCTATACCGCCATCTTCAGCATAATTAATCTGTAATCTCTTCGAATTCAAACTTTCGGGATATGTGAATCTTTTCTCGAAAGTATTTCCGCCATCTCTTGAAATATACTTATCTTCATTCAACGCATGGACTCTATCATACTGATATATTTCTTTATGCTCCGTTCCTGGTTTACAAATAACACGCTGGTTAGTCTGCTGCCCAGGGTTTGTGGCTTGCGGTATTCCACCTTTATAAAGTGGATATCCTTCTCGTTCAAGCAAATATAATGCTTGATTAAGTTTTTCTTTGGATATGTTAAGTTCTCTTTCAACACCAGTACCAACATCGACCATACCATTTTTATCAACTTGCTGTTTAATAAAATTAGCAGCGTTCCTAGCTTCTTTCATACGAGCTTCGGAACCTTCGTTAAGTAATGATCTAACAGATGACTCATTTATACCCATTTTTCTGCCTATTTCAGTAGGGCCGAGACCATCAGATTTAAGAGATTTAGCTCTAGCCACATCATACATTCTTCGCTCATCTTTACAGATAGCTTTCTCGGTTCTGTATTGTGTTGTGGTGAGATTAAACTCTTTCTTAATATTCTCCGGTGTTTCAGTCCAACCAGTCTTCTTAAGCTCATCAACTCTAGACAAGAAATCCCTTCCATGCTGATAAGGATCTTCTCCGCTTCCAAAAGGATATCGCCCCGATCGACGAGGCATACCATAATGGGCCAACTTTTCGCCGGTTTCACCGCATCCAAAATATTCTTTCATTTCTTCAGCAATAGGATTCATTAGTTATACCTCCTCATCGAGTTTATCCAGCATCTTATCCAAATGAATTATTCTATCCATAATCGGCAAAATATCTTCAGCCGTAGGATTATGTACTATCATTTCATTGTTCTGATAGATCCTAAGTTCCATCTCTATTTCGCCAGGCTTGACTTTGTACTCTAAACAAAAAAGAGCCGCATATATTTCAAGCTGCTCCATGTGTACTGGTGTCTTACCAGTTTTCAAATCATGTATTCTGAGTACATTATCTCTGAAACAAATAGCGTCCGCTGTTCCGAAAAATCTAGGCGAATAGAATAACACAACTTCGGTATTCATCTTATAGCCAATTGCATCATTGACATATGCTGAAAGTGTTTTCTTCGATCTCGATTGTTTGATTCCAAGATCGATCGTATCTTTAGCCCACTTATGAAGTCTCGACCCCATTTCAGCAGCCTTACGATTCATAAATACTTCAATGGCTTTGTCGTCATCGTATCTTAACCAACTCGGTTGTGATGGGCTAAACGACGCATGTAATCCCTCAAGATTTGAATAGCTGTGAAATTTCATCTAACACACGCTCCTTATTCTCAGGATATATAAAAGATGCATATGACATCGCACTCATTCGATCAACGTAATATAACTGATTCGGACGAATTGATGCATCAGCTGTCTTCTTACCTTCCAGTGCTGCCCATTTATCTTTGTATAAAATAAGCAAATCTGGAATTCCCTGAATCTCGTTAGGATCAAGATGGGTTATTATACATCCCGGAAACCGATCTTTTAACTCCTTAACGAGTTTCGTTTTAAATCTGTTCTCTAGCATTTAGAGTCCTCCCTTCTTTCTTAAAACGATTACGTTCAAAAACAAAAAGAGTATGCGTCTAAAATAAGGCGCATTTTTACTCTTTCTCCTATAAAAGGGCATGTTTTTCACGCGAATGAAAATATGGCGAAAAAAAAAGAGCGCTTGTAAAATTAGCGCTCATACTCTGATTAAAGAATATACTTATCAACCTCAGCATTCTCATCCGCTTTGTTTTGTGTCAGCTTGATAACTTCGGTAGCATATTTATGTTCAACACATTTACACACTCTATCGGTTATTGCGTACACAAATATAAAACCTATGAAAGCATAAATAACTATCTCAAACATTCTTAAACTCCTTTCCATTCGGTATAGCACAATATAGTTCATTCGTAGAACACTTTAAAGCTTTAGCAATTTTTATAACAGTTCCGAAGTTAGGTATAGTTTTACCTGAAGTGTATGTACTAACTTGGTATTCTTGTAGTCCAGTTGCTTCGGCAAATTCTTTTTGTGTATGGTAGCTACGCTTTATAAGCTTATAAAGACGATAACTAAACTCGAACTTCTGATCTATTTCATCTCTGATTACCGGATTGAAAACGCACCTAATAGTCACATCGTAATCGTCGTAAGAATATATAAAACCATATTTATCCTTTAAAAGAAGTTCGTAATTAGAAACGCCGTAGCAACTGACAACACGACTCTTAAGTTCATCGTAATTTTCTATTTTGTAGAATTTCTCTAATAAATATCGTTCATTCACACTTTTCTCCTTTCTTCGTGAAAATATACCTCGTGCACAAAAACACAAAAATTTTGTCATATTATATATATCCTATATTATTATTTTTAATAATTTTTCTTTTAGGGTTATTAGAAAAAAAATTGTGTTTTTGTGCACGAAGTCCCGAAAACGTTGAAATTTCAACGTTTGTAGCACTTTTTTTTTTCAAAATTTTTGTGTAAAAATTGTGCACAAACACAAAATTTTTGTGTATTTTCCCAAAAATCTCATCAATCGGAACAATTTTCAATTTTCACAAAACGTAATTTCCCTCAAAAAATAGCATTTTACACAATTTTTTGTGTTTGTGCACAAAAATTTTTTGAAAATTGTGCATGATTTTTCTCCCATTTTTCACTATTTTTTCGTGATTTTACCCCTTTCTTTGCCTAAATATTGCTCTACATAGCTATTAAATTTATCGTCAATCGCATACAAAACTCCAAATATAACAGACAAAAGGAATAATAAAACGCACGATCCCGCTAAAAGCAGGAACGCACGTATCATAACATCTAGCAAACTCATCGTTCATATTCCCCTATTCTAATACCAGCAAGATCCCAAAGTTCTTTCTCAAGCTCTTCCATGTCATACTCGCCATCTTGCCATTTGGTGTAATAGTCGATAAGAATATCAGCGAATTCCGGAATCTTTTCTTTATATGTATCTGGCCAATAATGGTCCATCAATACTTTAATCGGTAATATAAACATAAACCTCATCGAAGTATTAATAGCATCATCAACTGCTTTACTAACCGCATCGTCGAGTTGATCGGTTGAAATGTTGTATGTTACAGTGCTTGCTTTTTTCTTTTTCTCAGCACGTCTTCTTTCAGCTCTGTTCATTTCATCTACCTTCCTTGATAACATCCAGCTCCACCATCTTAATATGCTCCATCACCTGATCAAGACCTTCGTATGCATCTACAAGCTCCTTAGACATGTTACCGCCAGTCTGTCTGATAGCCTGGCAGATTATGTTGTTAGCCTGTTTGATTGCTTCGAATCTGAGAAATGCATCCTGGCTGGAATAGCTGAATTCTACAAACTTCCTTTCCTGTACAATCTCTCCAATACCTCCCACGTTTTCAATTTCTTTTCTGATATCCATTTTATTCTCCTTTCAAATATAATCCTACGATCTTTCTTTTCGTTCGTAATACTCTTCTTTAGATATTTCAATCAATCTACCATCTTCATTACCCTCTTCGTTACCCTCTGGTTCTTTGAAGAATCTATTGATTTCGATTTTTTCCTGCCTACCATTCTCTGTTTTTAACGCATAGAACACACCAACAGTATCAAAAAAGGCGTTCTTTTTGTCTGTTAAGAAATCCTCGCAATAAACCTCGATTGGATTACCAGGCATATAAGGCATTGTTATAGGGAACATTTCATCAATGATTCTACTAGCCAGCTCAAAACGATATGTAATATCTGGATCATGGATATCAACACAATACGAACGGTTGACATCATCATATCTAACAGTTCCGTCGTCATAGATGTTCTTAAACAATGAACCCATTCGTTTACACTGATATATTTTTAGACCATCTTTAGAAAGACGTGGGCGAATATCCCAAATATCATCCGTATCTTCAATAGGCGTTAATGGTTGTCCATTTAAAAGACGAACTAATATAGCCTGCGTTATTTTAATACTTAAACCAGAGTGACCATCTTCGGATAAACTTTCGAAAGCTTTTAATGCACTTTCGTAGCAGGCACATCCATAATCAAACTCTTCTTCTTTTCTATTTGGATTTTCTTTCTCGCAGGCAATTTCAACTTCTCTTTTTGCCCAATCTAACATGCTACTCATTTTTATTCTCCTTTCAAATATAAACCCGGTTATATTACGTTCTTTCCAATTATGTATTCCATCCAAGAAAATGTTTGATTATCGTTTAAAACAAATACATTAGGGTATTTAGCAGTGACTATACCTTTGACTTTCTTAGTATCCTTAAACGGCTGATAACCAAATCCATCGCATCTCGCATATTTATCAGATGTGAACTCTACCAGTTCCCCGATTCTCGTATTATCGCGAAGTTCGTGTACATCCTCTACGTGAATATGTGGTGTTTTTAATAACATTATTTACTCCTTTCTATAGATCTATCAAGCTTTTCTAACATACGTTTTCTTGTCTCCTGTGTATCGAACCCAAATATGGACTTAAGATGATTCATGCAAACTAGCACATCTGCAAACTCCTCATGTAAATGATCGAAATCATAAGCATATTCTTTGTTGTTTGCTCTTAAATATTTAGTAAGACACTGAGTCAGCTCGCTCATTTCTTCTATAGCAATGGTTACAATAAATTCATCGTCATTTACGATATCTTCAAGCTCAATGAGTTTTTCTGCGAGTAGATCGGTTGTGATACGTTCTGTATGAGGTTCTATATTGGATGGATTGAAATATCTTATATTACCATCATCATCCATACACCCGACGGTTGCTATATAAATATCTTTAGACGCAAACAGCATGTTATTAATATAAAAAATTTCTCCAACATAAATACGATCACCGGTGACTGTGATCTGATCTACTTTCATTCCATAATGTACCTGCTCAATTTTCATTCGTATCCTCCTTATTTATAACCATTCATTCTATCTGAGCTGGCGAAACGTTTACTCCCATATGTACAATTGCATAAACCAGTATTGAAGCTATTGCCATCACGTTCCCATAATATTTTTTGCGCCATCTTGGCGTCGCACGTTGCATTACCTTTCTTATTTTTCTGCAAAGATAATTCTCTGAGTTCCGCATCAGTCAAGTTCTTTATCTCTTGTACTTTCATTTCTTTCTCCCGTAATCTCTTTAGTGGTAATTTGTGATTTTAGAGTTTTATCAATACTCTTCAAACTTGCCGCGATCGACTTCAACGCCCTTAACATTTCTTTGTCATAATTATCTTTGTTCATTTTTCTTCCTTTCCATATTTTTCTGCAACTCTTTTAAACAACAACTGCAAATATCAAAGTCTGTCAGTTTAACGTATTCAATTTTGTGGAATAATCTATAGCCATAACGTTTAAATCTAAACATAGGAGGACTAATAACATGATTATCATCATAAGCCCTTCCGCAAATATCGCATATAATTGTCTTACTCATTAGTCCCTCCTGTAATTAAATCAGAATATGGAAGTGTCTCGATCCATCTACAGAATAACCTCCATTCATCCAACTTATGGTCTTTGCGAGATTTATAAATATTCGCTAGCACCTCATAATTCATCATAATATTACGAGTCTGATTATAACTGCTTGGAAGAAGCTGGATCATCTGCCACCAATCAGTCTTTGACTTTGTTTCCAAATATGTTTTTCTGTAATTATTAAGAGTTTCGATCACAAGAACCAAAAGATCCTTAGCCGAATAGCGATATCCCGTCGGAGCATACATCATAAAATCTCTATCTGTTTTTAAATGTTCGCAACTAAAATCCTCCATCGTAAACTCCTTATCATGAATCTTATGCATCGTACTACAGCTACTACCAACAGTAGCTATTTTATAAGTGTCAAATTCTTTCCACCAATATAAAGGAGCGGTGATTCTTATATATACCGGTATCATTCTCATAAATTTTCTATGATCTGTGCCAGCCTCGGCTAAACGCTTCATAAGAGAATAATCATCTTCCCCAGTAGCAAACCCGCCAACAGGGCAACCATGGATATCATCTCTGCATTTATAAATACAGCAATCATTACTATCACTCTTATCCCATGAATTCATAGGATTCCTCATACCTTCAATAACGAATTTCATCTGCTCTGGACTTGCCAGAACAACGTGTTTAAGTTTAATCATTTTTATTTCCTCCGTTTTTTTGTTAACTAGAAAAATAAAAGGCCAAGATTTTTCTTAGCCTTTTATAAGTTTTTATTTAGCTACTTTAAGTTTTGATCTTGCTTTGATTTTTTCCAAATCTTCTTGCGTATATCCAATATTCAGAAGCATTTTTTCTGTCTCTTGAATAGCAGCGTCTAACGATTCATTTCTTCTACGTAAAGAATCGTTTATAGCTTCTAATTCGTCGTTCTCTCGTAATAACTCCTTCAATATTAGATTTTCTTCTTTTTTCTTTTTAAAAATCTAAACATAAATATCACCTTCCTTTCATAAAAGGCAATGTAATATTCGCGAATTCTTCAGTACCATCATGAATTAATTTTTTAGCAATCTCGCTCAAAATATTCTCGACAGTTGACCTAGTTTCATCGCTGAGTTTAATGTAATTAAAATGCTGGTTGTACCAATTAAATATTTCACCTAAATGCATATCTTTCCGGCTGAATGCCCACCAAATGTCAATTAGTAATTCTCCTAGGTTTTCCTGTATCCAATAGAAACCTTTAGCAACATTAAGCCTATGCTGTTCCAAATATAAATCATATTGTTTACTCATCTTTATCGCCACTTTCTTCATCTTTATAGGTTTCACAAGTTATGTTACAAGTAAGCTTCTCAGAAAATGGATCTACATCAAGAATTATTAATACAGTATGATTTGTCTTTCCGTCATCTGAGTAAAACATTCCATACGGTTCCCCATCCTCTGTATCAAAGCTCTGAGATATAACATTTGGATACATCTTTGCAGCTTCCTTAATATAAGTCTCATATTCTTCCTCAGTTACATCCTCGATCGCAAAATATGCACTAGCTGCATCATCTTTAGTAGTTCCATTAGCATACTTCGTGGTTATTGTTCCGTTCTTAAATATCTTATTATAATCTGGAATCATATCATCCCAGCTTATAGCAGTCTCGGTGGTAACTTCTTCTTTAGTCTTATCTTTGGACTCTCCGCCGCATCCGCACAGTCCTAATACCATGACCATCAACACTCCAAATATCATTATTTTCTTCATTTCGTTTCTCCTTTTTAACGTAACCTTAAATACTTTTTATCGACAGTAAATGACCATCCCTTATTAGTGCGAACTGTATAGCTGTTTTCTTTTTCTTTATTTATGTCCGCAATATATACCAAAGTCCCAGGCGATAAGCCATATATCTCTTTCGATAATCTAACCAACCATTACCAAAGACTTTTTTGCATACCGCCATAGCGAACCCTTTTTCAGGATCGTATTCCTCGCCGTCGCACTTAACAACAGTCTTAGTACCATCTATCCAGAATATAATAGTTGCTGGATCGTTATATATAACGTCTTTGAACAATGGAGTAATGTCGAAAGTTCTTGGCGCAATGGTTGAATGAGATGATATATATTCTTCATTTTTAATCTTCATATAGAAGTCACCGATAATGTCGATATTATCCTTAGACGCTAAACTAAGACTATCTTCTCTAACACGACGAACTCCATAACCATCGAAATTAACATAATAAACTATTGAACTATCAACATCTAAAGTAACTATTGTTCCTCTAGTCCCGACTGGAATATTAGGTCCCCGATACGATATCAAGTCTCTTAATAAAATAACCTCGTCTCTTTTTACAAACTTGCTCATATTTTTCTCCTTTCTTAATAAGCCAAACGCATTTCTTTCTTTTTGCGTTTTAAATTATCATATAACTTGTTTTCCACACATACGAATGGACAAGTCCTATAATCAAATACAATACCTAAATATGTTTCCTGTGACTTTCTCAATCTGCATCTCTCGCAATTCCGCTGCATTCTTGATTCTTTCATGTTCATACCTTCTAAAAAATAAAAGAGAAGAGTCCTTGTTAGAACTCTTCGTCGTCAATATTTACCGATAGTAAATTCTTTTTTGAGAATATCATCCATAATCCTAAGGGTATTGAAATAACCACTGCTGTAATGTCTTCCTTAAATGCGATACCCATCGCAATAATTGCAACACTAAACAATAAGCATAATACTCCTAACATTTTCTGTAATCTCATTTTATGTACCTCCTAAATATTTCTCTCATTAAAGAGGCTGTTTTCTACGCGCACTTATTTACAAAATGGTATCTGATCAACATCTCCGCCCTGTACGGTTACGGACTGCATCACCATCTGTTTTTCTTCGTCCCAATATAAACTATCCAGGAACCAATCGATCTGCTCCTGGATATCGGGATCTGTCATCTTCATTACTTCATACTGTTCGAGGCCGACGCTAGTTCTTAGCTTCTTTATAACATTTGCGGACCAACGTCTGAATTTACGAGCTTCTAATCGCCTACTAGCGAATAAAGCTTCATATATACCTATTTCGTTTACAGCAAGCATCCAGAATACTTGAGAGTCGACATGCTTTGAAGGCACTTCGACCTTTACTTCCACCCTTTCAAGCATATCCGGTTCTAATCTTTGTGATACTTTACCTACTTGTAAACCTAAAGCATCACAAATATCTTTAAGAATTGCCATCCATTCTCCATTAACTTCTACAAAGCGAATATCATACCCGCACCAACTTTCTGTTCTCATTTTCATAATCTTTCTCCTTTTCTTATACGTACAACTTCCCGTTATATGGTCGCTTTTCCTCTATCATTTCATACCAGCAAGAACTATGAATATATTGTTTAATCCCGGTTTTAGTAACTACAAGTTCCGCATTTCCATGATGAGGCTCGCGTTTCAGTACACTATCCGGTACCTGCTCAACATTTTCTCCGCATAACGGGCACCTACAATTTACTATTAATCTCCGTCCCAATTAGATCACTCCTAGATTTTCTCGTTTATCATCTTGATATATTCTTTACTACCATGCGATCTTGTTATAGTGATTTCTGGAATTTCCCCCATAGGAAACTTAAGTAAAATATTAAAATCACTAATAAACTCACCATCAATTGTTTATTTTACGGATAGAAAATCCGTTTCGTATTTTGAGTAGTCAACTCCCGGAAATCTAGTTCCAGAACAAACAAAAGGACATAAAGAATTATTTTCATCCTTATGCCTATCCGCACAGTAATAAGTAACATCCATTTCGGTAATCTCCAGATTACAATGCGTCGTGACACCAAATTTTCGCTCTACTTTCGTTGTATATGGACATCTATAACACTCAGCCATATTATATCTCCTTTCTTAAATCACACCCAACTCTTCCATATATCTCATATGGGCATTACGAGCACGACGGTAAGCATCTTCTAAACAGAAGTCTTTAACCATTTGCTTATCAAGACAAACCGTCGCTAAAACATCATCATCTCCAGACCAGTTGATAGCATATTCATGGTTGTCCATTTCATACCGGAACGCTTCTTCAGCAAACTGCTCGTTTTTCATAGCATTCTGAAGCTCCTCGATATGTCTTCTCGACATTGCTTTAAAAGCCGGTACGTCTGTCTTTTTCATAACATCACCCATGTTAAGATATGTGCAACACTCTTCCTTAGTTGCTCCTAATTTCTCCAATGCCTCTTCCAATTGCTTTTCATTAAATGCATAGGCAATCGGGAAGTCTGTCAATTCTTGTTGCTGTCTTTTTACCATGTCTAAATAAGCTTGCGCTTTCATGTTGGATCACTCCTCATTTTTTTGTTAAATATAAAAGAAAAGAGCCCTTGTTAGAGCTCCTTCTTTTCGTCTGTATGATTTTCTAAGTTTCCTTTCATACTTACACTAGCCATTGCTTTAACCACCTTATATTTGAATTCATAGAATCCAATTAAATAACCGGCTACACCAACCGCTGCGTATTTAAGAAAATTTTTCATAATCATTCACCTCCATTAAAGCGAATGTATTTCACGCGTCTACCAATTAGTAAACTTTCTTTCATTAAACTGTTTTTTGTTTTTCAAAGCTCTTGATATAGCCAGATCAATACCGCTCCTACTTTTTAGGTGGTAGTAATATAAATTGATGAACGGTGTATTCATTCTATCAATCCTTCCTCTGGCCTGTTCTAGAGTTTTATAACTGTAATTTTGCGAATAGAACACGATCGTGTCAGTCGAAATACAATTCCAACCCTCGCATCCGGCCGTATACTGTACGAGATATACCCATTTCTCGGTGTCTGGTATCGCCTGATGTTTGTGCCCGTTCCATTCCGCAATCTCCACGTCATCTCCATAATACATACCTTTCAAAATATCCAGTTCATAATCGAAGTTGTAGAAGACTATCATCTTAGGATGCTTTTCGAATATCTCAAGAAGAGCCATCTGCCTGGATTCATCCGAATTTACAAGCTTCCTCCAGGTGTAGCATAATTCACTCGCATTAACTATTGGTTCATCCTTATAAGGATTCCAACGGTTTTTGCCTATCTCCTTATATATCATAGCGTCATAGCTGCAATAAATATCTTCATGGTGAGGTATTGTATCTCTATGAAAGTCCATATCAACCAATATCCTATCTCGAAGTCTAACCAGTCTACGTGTGTTGATGTACCTGTCGATCTTCGGATACTTTGTAAAGCGAGAATATATAACATGTTCTCTGACGAATTCGGTTTTGTTCTTGTAGAACCCATTTGCTATAAACACTGGAATATAATCCGACCACGTATCTCCGGGCGTTGCACTGAGTAATATCCATTCATTAGCTTTACAGATTTTAAGGAAAGCTTTAACCCATGCTCCAGATCCAACAACCCTCTGCTCGTCGAATATAAAGAATGCGCCTTCCACATTCGTATACTTCTTTATATTGTTCCAACTATCTATCATCACTCCATCCTCTTCTTTAGACAATAAAAATGGAATGAGTTCTTGTTCCCATTCCAAAGTATCCCTCTTACGAGCCGTTGTGATAATATAAAGTTTCCTAGGATTCGTCATTCGAGAATATGGATAAAGCTTTCCTCCCATTTGAGTGAAGTAATATGCTAGAGAAGTCCTGCTCTTGCCGCTTCCAACACCGCCATTGAGAATACAGCCATTTCGCATTTTATTGACTGCTTCTTGCTGATAATCCCTCAACTCGATGCCCATTACTCCGTCCTTTCATCGACTAAAACATACATATCTCGTTTGTTTATCACGTTAACCAGCTTTAAATATCCTTTATTCTTAAGATCATTGAAGCAATCCTCGCCTACGAGTTTTACGATATACTCAGAATATGCGAAGTCGTAACCAATCAATTCTTCCTTAAGAAGCTTGTAAGCCTGATCCACAGTCAACTTGTTACAAACCCAATTTACAGGTCTGGCAGAATATAAATTTAGCGGTGTATCCATGCATTCCTCGCATGGGGATTCGTATCCGTTTTTATCAAGATGCTTGCATAAGTAGCAATATCTATCAAACCTTACTTCTCTGTAATCAGCTTCTGTTGCCATTTTATTCCTCCTTTCAAAAATAAAAAGACCCGAAGTTTCCTCCGAGTCTTAAATACGTTTATACGTTTTAGAACGGCGCATCCATATCTTCAACCCCGCCGGAATATTTATCTGCGAATTCATCTTCTTCGATGGTTACATACATCGTCTTCAAATATGCCTTAACTCCTGTCTTATCGTTAACTTCCCACTGATATGGTCTGATAGTGAGATCGACATTTCTGATTTCAGCATAGTCTAAAGCTCCGACAGATTCTTCATCAAGCGGCGTCTGGTTCCTCTTTGTAACCATAATCACTTTAGGCGGAATATGTTCAAAGCTTACTGTTACCTGAAGATAGTGCTTAGGTTCTTCCTCTTCGTCGCGAGGAGCAAGGATTCTGATATTCCACCCATCGTCCATCAGTCTCTGCGCATACTCTGGATCATCGATAAATACGCAGAAGTTGCGATTTCCCGCTCTGTTATACTTAGTCTCATTTCCTGAGAAGTTTCTAAATATAATGTGTGCGTTCTCGATGATAATGTTGTCGATATCTCTGTAGTTCATGTTTGTTCTCCTTTACCTGAATTTAACAATACTTAATATGATTTCCTTTTGGTGATCGTCCAGTTCGTGGAACAGATTAAAGCCTGTAGCACCATTATAGTCATCACCAAACTGTTTATAATACTCACTCTCTTTCCAAAGATCCGGATAATTATTCTTATACTTTACTAGCCTCTTGCACAAAGCGTCATAATCTCTGTCGGATATAGCATTGTCATCGAGCTCATAGTAAATATAAGAATAAACAATTATCCGTCTTTGTAAGTAATCGATATGATCTCTCATAGTTTAAAATGGACAGATGCTATCAAGCTGCAATTGAGATCCTTCATACGGTTCATCGGACACGAACCAATTAAAGTCTCCATATTCGGATATGGCCTCTGCCGCATCATCCACAAGCTTGCCATAATATGATATATCTATGTTCTCTCTCATCTCTTTGAAAGTATAGACCATCTCAGATTCAAGCCAGCGATATCCCTTGGATCCCGTAGCAGCTCCATATTTAACGTTTCCGTCTTTATCCTTTCCTTCACGTAATAAAACACCTCCACCAGCTCCAGGAATCATTGGACAGAATCGTCCGACCTTTCCTATAAAGTGATAACAGTGTCCCTCAGATATAAGTTGTTCAAGCTCTTTATAACGATCCACATTCAAATATGCTCCATCATCATACTCTTTTTTAAGCTTGTCCAGCTCTTTTTCATACTCTGTTACATCCGGAAGAGACTCGTTCATATCCAAATATAAAGCGGTCTTAACCTCAAATGTCTCGCAAAGATCATCAAAGACAATATCTTCTTTCGTAAATAGACTCTTGAAAATATAAGGAACCGCGAATTCTTTGCCGGTGGCAGTCCATTCTCCATCGTGTTTACCACCTTTATACTTGGCAATATAAACGGCGTTGTTCACAAGACACATACGCTCATATGTAGCTTCGTGTTCGAATGTATAACCGTATTTTTTACCGAAGTCAATAACGAACTGTATGATTTCCGGATCTGCATCAGCCACTTTTATTGAGTCTGTTTTGATATGGACAACCGTGTATCCTTTTGCCTGAACTTCGTCCTGAAGAGTTCTCATAAATAAAGCTCCTCTGAGAGCGACGATGTTGTTCTTGTTACGGTTATCTCTGAACGGATTATCAAACCCTGCCGACGTTAAACCATATACCGAATTTATAGCGATCTTTAACGCCTGAGCTAATGCCGCAGCAGTATCTTCATCATCCAAATATGGTCTTAGTCTTCCGTCGAACATATCTCTTGCAGAATCGAAGTCTTTATGCTTTATAGCTATACGAGCATCTAAAATATCTTTGAAGTTCTTAGTATACTCGCCGAAAGCGTTTAAATTGATCGCGGAATTTGGATGCATGGATGCTACATCAAGTAATGCTACGTTTCCGTACATTCCTGGCTCAGCATATACATAGCCTCCAAAACCCACATCGGTTCCTCGATACATGTTACGATATTTTTTGATGGTGTCATCATAAACAAACTCATACCCAGGGAATGAAGCAATATCTTTTGTTCCATCAGTTCTTTCGCCAGTGGCCAAATCCGTGTATACAAGTGCTGGCTTTTTCTCCGATCCAAATATAATTCTTGTTGTAAGCGAATTCGTCGTGCTATTTACTGGCATACCAGCGAGCTCTGCTAATATCTCTCTAGCCGTCCAATCGCCTTTGCAATGGTTAAACACTGCTTCAGTTGCTATAACGTCGTTGTCACAATACTCGGCAACCTCACGCCATCTTTCTTCCGGAACTGGCTGATCCCATGGAAGACCCAATTCCTGATGATGAATCCCGAGTTCAACTTCCCATTTTTTAAGTGACTGTTTCTTAGCGGCGAAGTCATACACATCCGTATATGAGATATTATAGGCTTCACCAAACATATACTTGCTGTTTTCGCCTTTAGGAGCGCCTATTATCTTTTGCGAAAGATTATAAAGTTGCTCGTTCGTATAACCCATAATACGTGCATAAAGTAGATGATTATCATATCTACGACAGTTGAACCCTACAAGTTTGAATTGCACGAGTTCTTCTATCTCTGCTGGTTTAGGGTTTATCATTCTCACGACTGGATTACCCTCTCCTTGCTTCTTCCAATTTACAAGAAACAAGTTAGGGAATACTTCAATGTCGTAGAATATAATAGGGCCATCGGTCTTGCCATGCGTCTCCGATGCTTCGTTGGATTTAAACTCCATCTTATTTACAAGTTTTATACAATAGTCTGCCTGATTAGTGCTGCTAGCTGCAAAAGCTAATACAGCATTTCTCATATCGCTGACATCGTAATGAAGATCGCTGTTATAAGCATCTTCGAGAATCTTGTATATGAAATCAATGCTTGGTTTAGTTGCCGCATGAATTTCTTTATTAAGATTTCGTTTTATCATCATCCGTAGCCCTTTTTCGCTCTTTATGGCTTCTGAATTTACCATTTTTTTATCTCCTTTCAACGGCAGCCCTGAGCTTATAGTGGCTATAGGTAAGTTATTACATTTAGTTAGTTTACGTCTTAATGAACTGTTACCTGTGAATACTTTGACTTCAATATGTTCATCATAGATCTTACTCAGTTTTGTTACATCTCCTTTATAAATATAATGAAGATGTATACCAGCGCCGGATTTACTGAGTTCTGCGTATGTAGGAGGCCATTTATTAGCCTCTTGAAGATTTTTTTCATATGATTTGTTACCGTCTTTATCCGGTATATCAAAGTCTATAATTATGTGATATATGTCCTGGAACTTTACATAATGCAATTTCGATGTATCGATAGCTTTCAGCATAGTTTTAACATTCTCCCATTTTTTAGATGGTGTTTCTTTTGCTGTAGCATATTGAGCCGGCCAATCCTTGCATAATTCATCAAATATAGATTTCTCGCTATCAAATTTCAACCAAGTTTTAACCTCATCATTGTCTTTCTTGATCGGGTTAAACTTATCTCCTTTGAAGCCCACGAAACAGTTTCTCACCCTTGTGCCATCATCTAATATATGATTATCTTTATACTCTTCAAAATAGTTTTTCAACTCTTCTTTGAATTTCATCTTTTGTAGAGGATATGGAGTGTTTGAATCATTGCAATATTCTTTATAAATAGACCATGCTTGTTTTAAACTAACAGCATCTTGTTTGCTGAAAATATGATAACTATCCATTACAAAATTATAGAATTCGTTAGAAGCTCCCATCATCGACGTAGGCATGTAAGTATCGTAGTAACCCGGATCACTCAAATATACTTCTTTACAATGATGAGCTATAGCCCCTAATTCGAATTCTATTTGCTTAACAACTTTATGGTACTCTTTTACACCAAGTTTATTACCCGACGGCGATACGTCTATCAAACGTCTTAATAAACCCGATTTAGCGTCTGTAATCTTTACAGGTTTGTTTGTACCCATAAACAAGAAACAATTAAATCTCGTCGCGTACGTCGACTTGAATTTCTCATTCACAGTCATGAGTTCATGCGAAACCAAACTATTAAGTCTTGTGTTATCCTCTATTCTTGATAAGTCGCCATCATGCTGTATAGCGACCAGAGGATTTGTTCTGAATGGTTCAAGTGCGAATGAGCTGTTGGAAGATCCTAGTGCTTTCGCATCAAATACCGAATAATATCCCTCGAATAACCGCTGGATAATATTCAATATGGTTGATTTACCAGTACCCGCCGAACCATACAGAACCATAAACTTCTGAATATTTTTAGAATCGCCAGTTACGATCGCGCCTATAGCCCATTCAATTTTATGGCGTTCTTCTTCAGAATATAAAGTCGATATCAGTTTGTCATACGCTGAAATATCCCCGGGCTCAAGAGGATAGCTCAACCTCTTGGTGGCGTAATCGTTCTTCTTAACCTCAGCATTTGAAAATATAAGTTTCTCATCGAGAGGAACGAATGAATCTCGCATTTGCTTCTGGCAGTACTTATGCCACTTGTCAATCATTCCACTATCGCTATCCCACATATGTAGGATTCTCGGAGGCTTCTCAAAATTACCGCCGTATTCTTCAGTGTAAGTGATTAGTTCTTCGTCAATAAGTCTCAACACATCATCTTCATCGGTGGACCATAGACCACGATCTTCGACCCATACAGCATAGAAATCCCCGCCTCGAATCATCAGATCCGAAGGTTTCTTCACCAGGAATTTTGGATATACTTCAGTATAATCTTTTGTTTTACGAGTCGAAATTTTTACAAAGTCAAGCATATCGTCCTTTGCCCTCCTTTCTTTTGTAATATGTCATATAGTCCTCCATGTGTTATGTTATTGTGTCAAGATACCAACATAGTTGATACCAAATAGGCTGCTTTGTTAAATCTCCACAGCCTTCGACTGTAAATAAGCCACCTTTCCCATTTGGCTCATATTCCCTATTCAGGAATCTTAATATGACTTTTTCAGCGTATTCCTCATCAAAACGGTCGTCGGTCATAGGACCTAAACCAAGGTTTACGACCATGTTCCAAAACCATTGGCCAGTCCTATCACCTATCTGCGGATCATCCATAATCTCTTCGGAAGATATAGAAAGTGCTATCATCATTTCTAATACACTACAAGGAGTGTCCAAACACGCCATAACTTCGTCGTAGTCTTCTCCGGTTTCCCAGGAATATACCCAACGTAAGTCTACTCCGCATTTAGCCCTTGTGTCATCAAACTCTATCAAATATATAAATTCAATAGAGTGCAGAAACGACAACAACTTTTTATATGTGGTTTTTCTGGAAAATCTTTTACCGCATACTTTTTTGCACAACCATTCGAAATAATCGTTTGCTATCCTCACAGATATCATTCCTCATATGGATCTTCGTCTCTAAGCACTTCGTAATCGATACCACGCTCGTCGTTTCTGATAAACACAGAGTCTTCCTCGTAATCCCCAAAGTGCACGCTCGGATCAATATCGCCGATAGCATCCTCAATTTCAAATTCGTCCATTAAATCTCCAGTATCGTACGATGTGAATTTGCCATCCGCATAATATACTAAAGTAACTTCATCGTAATCCTGCTCACCAAACTCGTTAGGTTTGATAATATATGGTTTATCTGCCAAAACTTTATTTCCTCCTTCGCTTGTTATTCTATTGCAATCTCTTACAATATTTATACTCTTTTCTCTAACTTTTTCTTCGAGAGTCTTCTCGTCCACTTCTGCTAATTCACGATAATGCCTTGTGGCTCTCTCATATGCTTTTGCTTCCTCAGGTGTAGCCGGCCTGAATTCTTCTACAGACTCCTCCTCTGGTTCAGGTTCGTCTTCAATCTCCGGTCTGTCGTAATATATTTCTTCTTCGATTTCGTCAATTTCCTCAGCATCGTCTTTTTTAGGTTTTTTAGAATATATTTCTTTCACAGAATCGATCTCTTCCTGCGCTATCTTAGCGTATTTTTTCTTCGCATATGTAAATGTAGCCGCAACCCCGGTAGCTGCTCCAACAACAAATGCTATGCTAACCAATAAGTTCCTGTTCATCTGTTTCCTCCTTTACATCATCGGTCTTTATTGTCAAAACGGTAAACGCCAGACCGCCGAAGAATAATGATACACTCATTAATATGCCTCCTGCGATATGACGTTTCTTTTTAGTATTAAGTGAATGATCTATCATGCACAAAATCCTTTCTATGTTCTCCACATCCATTACCCCTTAGTTTTATTTTCTTGGATCTTTTGCGTTTGTGTAAATATAAAGATTATAACCTATAACGCAATAGTCGATTTTATTCTCACTTACCCAAACTCTAATCGTCATTGGTCCTACATCAAATTTGCATGATGCTTCTTCCAATGTCATTAGAAATATAGGTTTGTTATCTTCAACAACTTCATTATCTAACAGATCATTCTCAAGAATATACATCACTAATTCTTTACCCGTCATGATTTAAAACTCCTTTCGGTCGTATAGATCTCTAAGCCAATTCCCTGATCCATAGGCTTCGAGCCCTACCATTCACATCTTCTCAAGAATATTACCGTCATGGTTGAACTCTAAGAGAATACCTCTTTCGTCGCCATTCACAAATTTGATTTTCTGATCGTTGTGCAGATCATAGATGCCAAAGTCTACAAAGTTATCCCCTACAGGATTCTTTTCATCATAAATCCAACCGACTGCCTGGCCTTCTTTTGTTCTGTTGAATCCAAGCATTTCATATACATCATTCAAAAATAAGAACCCATCCCTTTCAAGACGTTCTGTAGCAAACGCCTGCTGCTTCTTAAGGAACATTAACGTGTATTGTGGATCTGGATCCCAGCCAATATTTCCTTCATAGAATATCCGTGAGAAATCATCGATAGCATTCGGGTCAATAACATTTACAGTTTTCTTGACTTTCTTCTTTTTGCCGTTTTCATCTTCAATAGTTTCTTCGATCGTTGAAGATTTGATGTTGTATCTAAGTTCTTTATCAAGTTCATTGCCGAAACGTTCAACAACGCGGTTTCTGTATTCCTTGAAACCTCTGTCTACGGCTGCATAAGCTGCACCTAACGCAATGTTACGTTTTCTAAGAATATTGTTTGATGTAAGCATCGCTGTGATTGATAATACGCCGAGTGCTACAGATGGCGCATACAGCTTAACAAGTTTAAAACCTGTCTGAGTATAAATGATAGTGATATCTTTCTTGTAATCCTGTTCGGAATACTCATCAGAATATCCTTGAGCTTCCACATATTTATGTGTCTTAGTAGTCTGCTCTTTATGCTCTTCCATAACTTTGCTGAGTTTTGTAGTAGCCCTGCAAGCCATAACTCCGCTTGCTACTACTCCGACTGTGCCAGCCACCGCAAGAATCTCAGGGCTGTGCTTCTTTAACTTAAATCCAATTTTATGGATTGTTCTTGTCATATTGTTTGGTAATGTTAACTTGCTCATTATTTATTCTCCTTTGCTAATTTATTTGTGATTTTTCTAACTGTTTTAGTAGTCGCAAACCCAAGCCCTATACATACACATCCTGCGAAAATATAAAGACTTCTCTCCGATTTAAACTTAAACATTATCGCAACCTCCTTCGTCGAATATTGTGGAATCTAATTCTACTTCCCCATTTGAGGAATATAACTCTATATGAGGACCCTGGGCTACTGGTTCTGGCGTGATGCTTCTCATACGTTCTTCTGGCATCCTTTCCTCTCTAACCTCAGCTATAGCCACCATAAGCTCCTGCTTAGCAAGATAATTTATAAGATGATCGCAATACCATTTAATTTTTTCTAAATCCTCAACTCCGTTCTTTCTTTTCCAACGGCAAGCATATTTGATGATGTTGCCTGTATCAGTGGCTTCAATGCCGGTCAAATTGGCTGTGAAATTCTCAATAACATCAATAACTTCCATTCCGAATTCTCCCTGGTAGTGTTCAGGGTGCATAATCATATCGCTCATAATATAAATCCTCCTTAATTAATCTATTGGGCATACTTTTGGTAACTTAAGTAAATATCCATCTCTTACTCTAACTGGTTCGGCGGTTCTAATATTTGTCCAACCCCATTTGTTATCATTATACGTTCCGTTTGTATAACCTATTAAATCGTATAAATCCGCAACAGACACGATACCATATGTCTCTATCAGATCGTCCATGTGGGATAAGACTTCTTCAGCTTCGCCTCTTGTCTCAAGAACAATATCGTCGAGATTATATCCGACAGTTCTTCTTGCGGGGCTACGATCCCTACTATTCCTTGAATCGTATGCTTTGTTATAGGATATCCTGGATAAGCCAGACGAAGAGCTTCTATTTCTTGCTCCCGTTTCGCCACGAAGAACCATTCTGATCCCGTTAGTGACAATGTCTTCTATAGCATCTTTGATTGACGGAATAAGTACGTCCATCAAAATGTAAGACTTAACCGTCCTAGCATCTTCTGATATGATGCTACCAGCAAGTTTCTGAATTTCGTTTTTCTTTTTAGTCTTAACTTTGCCTTTTACAACTTTCTCGACTTTCTTATTCTCCTCTTTATGTTTGTGAGAATTTGGTTCAAAATTATTCATTTGAATTATCTCCTTCCAGATTTGTTACGATTATCTTTCCCGGTATCTCAATTTTAGTTTTAGCAGTTTTGCCAAACTCTTTCTTAAACTGATATGCGAGATTACTACGAGCCTTTTTATCAGATGTCGCAACCGTTTCGCCATACCAATTATTATCAATCACTCGTCCGTACTCAGTGACCGGTCCGGCGTAAATATATCTTTTCTTTTCCATATGAAGCCTTTCAAAAACAAAAAGAGAATCCCGTGTGGGATCCTCGTCGAATATAACTTACTCTTCGGAATCATCGTCCTGATCGTCGACAGAAACAATTTTAGGTTCTTCTATGACATCGTTAGGTATAACGGTATATCCTTTCTTTTCAAGTTTACGGATTTCTCTTTCCTCATTCCACGCTTTGATCTTTGGTATTGGTTTGACTTTTTTTACTGCTAAAGTGGTAATACCACCAGCAATAATTGAACCCCCAAAGAGCAATGCGAGTTTCTTGAAGAAAGATCCATCTTCATACTCTTCATAGTCTGGATACATGTCGTCGATTTCCTCAAAATCAACGTCAATAGCTTCATCCATTGTTTTCTTTTCTTCGCTCATTTTTATATCTCCTTTCAATAATAAGCATTATCCTATAATATACAGTGTTTTTTACGCGATTCTATCGAAGTTATACTTTGGCGGTGTATCATAATTTAACACGATGCAAGGTCTGCCATCGGCTGCTATATGAGAATCAAAGTCAATCCTGATAGTGCCATCGATACTGCACCATCCGATCTCATCGCTAATTCCATTTGCGCCCAACCCTAAAGCATCAAAGAACTGAGACAATGAAACAAAATCTTCTAAAAGAAGTTTACTATTTGTGTCGTTCAGAGCACTTTTGATGCTAGCCATATCAGACTCAAAATATCTTCCAGATATACTCTCGTAGCAAAGTGTTTTGCCCTTTTCGGTAATGAATATTTCACTCTTAGTTACCGGTTTTTTTTCAAGTCTATCTTTAGATATTTCTTCTCTGATTGTTTTTTCTTTCTTTTCGCCAATAGTCTCAATAACTTTGTCTTTATATTCGACGAGGGCTGTTTCGGAAAGTTTATAAGCTGCTGCAAGTGCTGCATTTCTTTTTGCATTAACAGATGTAGCACCTATCAGACATGCGATAGATGTTACTCCGGATATGGCCGCTGGAATATAAGGTTTCCATGCCACTTTTGCAGCTTCAAACTTTGTAAGTTCTTCTTGTTTTTCTTCCTCGGCTTTCGCTATAAGATCCAGAGCTTTCGGCGTGGCTTTAACTGCAAATATAGTTGTTGTTACCAGCCCGGCAATACCAATCCCTGTAAGAATCTCAGGACTTCTTCGAATCATCGTCGTTTGGATGTTAGACTTGAGTCTACTGAATTTTGTTTTGTTCATAAGATTTCTCCTTTCAAAAATAAAAAGAGAATCCCGTGTGGGATCCCTTTATTTGGATTCTTTCTGTTTTTCCATAACAATTTTTGCTGCTTCTTCAGCTATTTTGCTAGTTTCATCTTTCTTACTGATTGCATTCACTACAAAAGTTCCTACTCCCAATAAAGCAGATGCTCCCGTTAATAATAAGCTTTTGTTCACTTTCATTGTTATTATCTCCTTTCTATTCTCCATAACAGTCGATGTTATTTACGCGACTATGCTATAAAAATATCAGTTTATACCGTCACCCGTGTACGGTTGTTTAATAGTAAGCAAAATCTATCACTGGTTCGTAACGCATTGTTATAATATAACACTCAAGGCCATCTTCTAATAAGACTCTTTCGTGATCAAACTCAACCCATTCAGCCCAATACATAGCCTCTAATATACCTTGAGACCATCCTAGTTCCTTACCAGCTTCGATTGGCTCAAGACCTAAAAATTCATAGAACTCGTTCAAATATGCTCCTGAATTGTAGGCCATGTTGCGGTTTAGATTATACTCTGCTTCAATAACATCTTTAGAAGTTGATTCAAAGTATCTGCCAGAGAAATCATCATAGAATAGTTTTTTACCATCGCCAACTTCTATACCTTCTTCCGCATATTTGTCTTTCGCTATACTTGTAACAACTTCTTTATGCGCTTCCTCACCATATAATTCATTAACTTTCTTTTTATACTCTTTGTATGAGTTGTCAACTAAAGCATATGCGCTCATTAAAGCTGCTTGCTGACGTTGATTTAAAGTATTCGCTCCAAATATACATGCGAGTGTTCCAACGCCTATAAGAATCGACGGGACATAATGCAGCCCGGCTATCTGTATAACTTCCGATTTTGTAAGACTACTACCTTTTTCGTCTTCACAATGTTCGAGAAGTTTAACAACTTTAGGCGTTGCTCGCACAGCCGTAACTGCTGTAGCAATCACCCCAACACCTCCAATACATGTTAAAATTGTAGAGGCATTGCGTTTAATAAATTGTTTGCCCTTCATTTCATTTGCTCCCTTCGATTTAGAAAAAATAAGAGAATGATTCACATTACTGTGAAGCTCGATAAATCGAGTTTTCCATTCTCTCATAATAGTGTTTGTAATTTTCGCGAATATAAAAGAAAAGAGCCCTTGTTAGGACTCTGATTTCTTATCTGGTTCCATTTCTTAAATACTTAATCAGTATCCATAATAACCATAAGCCTCCCGTTAATATTGTTAATACTACGTCAAACAATATTCCTAAGTTACTTCTCTTTTTCATTATAAAAACCTCCTATATATTTAATTCAATATGTTTCCATAATATAGAGTGTTTCCTACGCGAAAAGAAAAGAAGGCCGCGTAGGACCTTCTATCTCTTTGTTATTTTCTTTCTAAGAATGTGGATAAACCACAATATCAATGCGATACAAATAATCACATCACTAAATAATATAATGAATGCTGCACCTCCTACGCCTATAGTCAATGCTACAATCACTGTTATAATAATTAATGTAATTACCAATAACATAAATGATATCATAATATATTCCTCCTTTCTCTCATAACAGAAGATGTAAAATATGCGAAAAGAAAAGAGTCCACGTAGGACTCAATCCTTTAGATCATTTAGAATTTCTTACCTCCTCGATTTTATCTTTGATCCGGTCTCTAAAGATCCATCCAGCTTCCGCCCCGAGAATGACAGCATTCATAACAATGCATCCTTTCCAATGCTCTTTATAAAATCTGCCTGTCTCTTTGCATAAATCTTTATAATCCTTAAAAAACTTTTTCATAATATATACCTCCTAGATTTTAAATTCAATATGTTTCCATAATATAGAGTGTTTCCTACGCGAAAAGAAAAGAGTCCAGGTAGGACTCAATCCTTTAGATTTCTTTTTCTAAGTATTCCATTCGTTTGATAACATCGTTCCAATTACGTTCTTCTGTTTCGTATATAAGAACCATTCTACGAACTTCCTCGTTTGACATATCTTGCCCTTTCCAAAAATTCTTTTGTTTTATAGCAAAATCTTTCCAAAACTTAGCGTCTTTATATAATTTCTTATAACGTCTTTCCCATTTGTTTTTAAACATGTTATCACCTCCTATAATACGCTTTGTAATCCACGCTAAACCTCTTTTCTATCAAAGCAGGTTTCCCAACGTTCTCTTGGTATTGGCTTGATTTTAAGCGCCCACATAATCTGCCTAATGGTTACAGTAGGATATAAACCATCTATAGCCGTTTCAGCACGTTTATCAAAGTATTCTTTAAATTGTGGGTGCAAATATAGCATATCCGTCAACCAGGAATCTATCTCGCTCCATCTTGTAGATTTGGTTTTGGGATTATAACGCTGTTGAATAATCGCCAACCCTTTATTATGTATTTTATATAACGTGCATCTGTCGTACACCGGATGATTACAATGATATGTTTCGCCATACAAAGACGAATATAACATCGGTTTCTCGTAGTGATATCTCATATGCCACCTCGCAAAAAGAAGAGCCCTTGTGAGGGCTAATCTTTCTTACTCAATTTCATGTCATCGAGAGGACCTTTTGGTCGTTCATCTCTTCTTTGTTTCTCTTTGTCCATCATTTCTAATTTGAATCCCATTTCTGCGAATTTATATAATACAAATAAAGACGCGAGAAACATTACAAGTCCGACTATAACCATAATATTCTCCTTTCTTAAACATTCTTTCATAATATAGTTAGTTTCTCGCGCGGAAAAAGAAGAGCCCATGTAGGGCCCGTCTTCAATCGTATTACTTCAATTTCAAAAGATTTCTTAAAGCACTTTTGCCACCTTCTGTTGTAAAAGTTCCTGTTCTCTCGAAGTTCGTAGACGCCACGAAAGCTAAGAAATATAAACCTGCGCTTCCCAGAAATGTACCAACCGTTACTCCATGACTGATCAACCGATCTTTCTTTTCATTCTCCATCTGCTGTATTTTGAGATTCATCTCCGCTTCCCTAGCTTCAATTCTCTCACTACTTTCGACTTCGAGTTTTTCAAGTTCGATTTTTCTGTCGAGTAATTTGGTAACCCCGTCAACGTTGGCTTTATACTCATCACTTCCGATGGTTTCTCTACCTAAATTTTCGAGTTCGTTTCTAATTTCCTCATCTAAAACGTGTTTAATGCTCATTTTTATTCTCCTTTCAAATACGTTTTAATACGTTCCATAAAAGGCGTTGTTATTCTTGCGAAAGATCGGCGTCATGATCGACCTTCAATACGAATCTTTTAGTTGAATTATCCACTATCCCATCGATCTCGAAACGATATACATCTTTTTCGGGATTTGAATGGTCTATTCGGAGCACGCCTTTCCTCGAACTAAGCCAAAATATAAGTTTATACAAGATAACTCCAACCAAGAGACCTCCTACAAAACCTATAACCGCCGAGAGCCAATACAATTCTGTGAACATTTGTCGCCTCCTTTCTAAATTGTTTTTATAAAAATCCCACCCGGGGAAATTTTTACTTTGAAAATATAACTTGTTTTACAATAACCTGCGTACGGATTTTAAGCTAGATTAAAAAAAAGAAAAGAGTCCGTGCTGGACTCAATCCTTAAGATTATTTCATTTGTGTTTTTACATATAATAAAATATCTTTCGCAGCTTTCTTTCTGCCACGATACTCTTTGAATTTATCGGGTTCGTTTATATACTTCTCTTCAAAGTATTCACATCTCTCGATATAATCTTCTATAAACATCATTGCGTTATCTTTCTGCGTTCTTTTCTTTCTCATTTTATGTACCTCCATAAATAATAATATTTCTCATTAAAGAGGCTGTTTTTTACGCGAAAAAAAAGAAGAGTCTCATGACTCCCCTCTTTTGATAAATCGGTATAAAGCTGTTATCGTCCAAACTATGCCTCCTATAATGATTGTTATACACAGCCATTTTAATAGAGCCATAATCACCTTCTTAAGCATTTGTATACCTCCTTTCTATAAAAGGAAGTGTTATAACCGCGAATCATCCAAATATAGAATGTACTCGATCTCGACCAATAAGTCTGTAATGTTTTGTACGGTTTCTTTAGCCTCTTGCAAAGTCCTTGCTAAATCTTCTGGTCTGCATTCATTCGTGTCATTCTTTAAATTCTCAGAATCATACTCCAGTATGTTCACCAAGCAATAAATTAATCTAGCTTTGTTTTGGATTTCTCTTTTTACTCGTGCGTTCATCTTTTGTCTCTCCTATTATAATATTCTCTTGATTCATCCAACAGCCAGAAGAATCGTCTGTAACGATCGTAATAAAGATCCTTACCGCAAGGAATATCCATCATTGATTTTAGGTATGTATACGACAATCCTTCAGTTACCGCTTTTAAAATATAGTTATGTAAGTCGTTGTCAGCCTCTTTAGCCACACGTTCTATTAATTGTATACGCTCTAAATATAACGTCTTTCGCATTGCTTCCTTGGCTGTGGGATCGTTGTGCCATTCTACGGACGATGGTATAACCGGCTTAGCATTATAAGCTTTCTTCCATTCGGGATATTGTAAACAAAAATGTTTAAGTTCGTAATGACGATGCTTGTCTATCCAGTATTTATTCTTACGAGAAATATCCGGACGAATCACTGTTCCCATTGCTTATTCGCCCCTCTCTTATATTTACGAGAGTCTTTGATAAGTTTAATGGTAGCTTTTCTCAATCTTTCTTTGTCCACCTCGCCATATACATATATGGTAGCGTTCTTAAATTTGTATGTTTTCATGAATCAACACCTCTAAGATAAGAAAATATCAATTGCTTCCAAATTAGATAAACCGAGAAGTTCTTTTAGTATCATTGCATCACCAATGGTTATCGTACCGTTATCAGCAATTTTCTTATACAACGCAGCGGCTGTATCAACGTTCAAACTATTTTCGAAAATCTTAAATATCAATTTATTTGCGTCCAATGCATACACCTCTTTCTAGTTGCGTTTCATGCAACAACTAAAAGATAACACCATTCCAATTTTTCTGTCAATAGGTTTTTTCGTGCACAAAATGCAAAATATCTAATCTAGATTTGCTTTTCGTTTGCATATGTGCAAATATTAATATATGATAATTATTGTTAGAAAGGAGACAAGATAATGTCTATAGGAAAACGAATAAAGAATTTACGAACGAAGAGAGGTATGTCTATTGACGATCTAGCTGATAGATTAGGCAAAAATCGAACCACCATATATAGATACGAAAATGGTGATATTGAGAATTTACCATTGAGTATCCTTAATCCGCTTGCTGAGGCTTTAGATACAACGCCAGCTCATTTGATGGGGTGGACTGCTAAAGAGATGATCTCCACTAAAATATCAAATGGAGAAGAGGAGGCTGTATACTCGTCTGTAAACGAGACTTATGTGAAGCATGTAGAAGCTTGGCATAAAGCGTTCGGCATGGACCCTTTTACTGATGAGGAGCATGAGAAGTTAATGGAGTATGGTAGATTCTTAATTTCACAGAGACAAAAATAAAAAAAGAGCCCTTGTTAGGACTCCTTTAATAAAGATTGCAATTTGGCTATATATGCATCTATTTATACTTAGGTTTATCAGATATGAATTCGAATAAATCCTCTTCATATACGACATTGCCTTGTTTCTTAGATGATCGTTCGGCTTTTAATTTACCAGATCTAATCCATCGCCTAACTGTTTCTTCGTTAATATTCAATAGCTCCGCGATTTCTTTAGTGTTATATATACTCATACATTTCACTCCTTTCTTCATAATAGGAGTTGAAAATTACGCGAAGGAGGTGATGCCAACTTAACCCCTGGCAGTACATCATAGAAAGGAAGAACGGAATGTATAAAGAATATCCAACGTTTTACAATTACGAAACAAAAGAGTACGGCAGAAAGTCTCGTACCGATGATCCTCTACTATCGACTGACGAAATACTTGAGAAGCATAGCAAGATCATTGAAGAATACGCGGTCAAATATCTAGGCGGTCCTATCCCTCAAGAAAACAAATATATGGAAGTAGGCAGCGGCGAATCGCTTAAAGAACGCCCTGAGATAACTCGCTTGCTCAAGGATATAGAAGATCCGGCCGTCAAAGCTATAATTGTAGTAGACGTGCAGCGTTTAAGTCGTGGTGATCTTGAGGATGCTGGTAGACTTATAAGATTACTTAGATACACAAATACTTATGTAATCACACCCATGAAAACTTACGATTTGCGTGACGAATATGATAGAGATGCTTTTGAGCGAGAACTCAAACGAGGCAACGAATATCTCGAATATTACAAGAAGATTCAAGCTAGAGGTAAATTATTAAGCGTCAAAGAAGGTAATTATGTAGGTTCAACTGCTCCTTATGGTTTTGATAGAATTGAGAAATATGACGGCAAGAAATCGTACCATACTCTAATCGAACGTAAGGATCAAGCTGATATAGTTCGTATGATCTTCAACTGGTATTGCGAGGAGGATATAGGCGTAACAGCGATTTGCAGAAGACTTGAAGAATTGGGAGCCAAGACTAAAACAGGTCATAGTACCTGGAAACCAAGTATAATATTCAGTATACTTGAAAATCACCACTATATTGGCTGTGTTCGTTGGAATTGGCGGAAAACTGTGAAAATAATCGAGGACCAAGAAATAAAGAAGCTTCGCCCGAAGGCGAAAGTAGACGAGTTCTTATTATTCGAAGGAAAGCATGATGGTATCATCTCAGAAGAACAATTTAACAAGGCTCGTGAAATAAGAGGCAAACGTCATAGAACTCGTAGGGATCTAACTCTTAAAAATCCATTCAGTGGAATTATGTTCTGTAAGAAATGTGGACATAAGATCGGTTATAACACCTACACAAGACATGGTGTAGAATATGCCTCACCCAAACTTGTGTGTAATAACCAAGTTCATTGTAAATCAGGTTCTGTAAAATATAGCGAAGTATTTGAATACGTCCGTAAAGTTCTTAAAGACTGTATAAGCGACTTTGAGGTTCGTATAGAGAACGACCAAGATGATTCTGTAAAACTTCACAGAGACTTAATCGAGAGACTTACAAAACAACTCTCTGAACTTGAAAAGAAAGAGATGGAGCAATGGGAGGCACAATATGACCCAGATCCCGCTAAAAGGCTACCACAACATATTTTTGTTAAACTCAATGAGAAAGTGTTAAAAGAAAAAGAGGAAGTAAATAAAGCGTTGGCCAAAGCTAAGGACTCCGCTCCAAAACATATTAACTATCGAGAAGAGTTAATAAAGACTAAAGATGCTTTAAGAATATTGGAAGATGAAAAGTTAGATGCTAAGACCAAAAATCAATACCTTAAAACAGTAATTGATAAGATGATATACGAGCGTGACCCAATCGTGCAAATAACAAAAGCAAACGCGGAGAAATATAACATGCAAGCCGCTAAAGGTACGAAATACTACAATCCTCCTTATAAGATAACGATCGAACTTAAGTGCGATTAATTTAGGGTACATTTAAACCCTCATTCATGGGGTACTACTTGATACCGATAGCGTCATATCAATGGTTTGTAAAGCAAAAAAGAAAAGGCCCTGTCGTAATGACGGAGCCTTTTTCTTATTTAATTCTTTATATGGAGTTCTTCCATTTCCTCTTTCATATGTTCTACCATACCATTACCACCCAATCCTTTGTAGGCGTGATACATCTCAAACCAATTTTCATATCCGTGAGAAGATACTCGATCCGCTTGAGTGTATTTGCTATGGTATTCGATCAGTTTAACCCTGAGAAGACACGTAACGCCTTCCGCAAGAGCTTCCTCTTTTATGTGGTCCGCATCGCGCAGTCTGCGATTCTCTTTGATTAAAGACTGAATCACGTAGGCTAATATAGCTACGCTCAGGCTTACAAGACCTGAAAATATGTAACCCACGCACATCACCTGCACTTTTTAACGTACTTAAGAGAAATCCAACCAGCTCCGGATTTGAGTTTACCCCAATTACCGGAAGTTTTAACGATGGTGTATACTCCATCTTTCTTAACCTTACCAACAACCTTGGTATTTACTCCAGCACCCTCACGAACATTCAGAGTATCAGCCGTAATCTTAACTTTGTAAGTTGATGTGCTGTCTGTAAACGTCTTACCAAAATATTTACAAATACCTTTTGCCAGAGCTTTACCAACCATGTCAGACTTATGAATAAACTCTTCGCAGTCTTTCTTGTTTGTATGGAACCCCATCTCGCAATAGAAAGTTAAAGCTTTAGGATTGTTTATCTCATAAAGATCAGTCCTCTTAACAAATTTGGTATTTCCTCCAGGATATACAGCCTTCACTGATGGGGCAATTTTCTCATAAGCTTTCTCATACTTCCCAGTCGTGTTAGCGCACATGAACATCAGATATCTTACACTCTTGTCATCGCAAGCATTTGTATGAATAGGAATATATAAGTCCGCTCCCCATTTATCTGCTTCCTTCGTCCGCGAACCTTTTAGAACGCTTGTTTTCTTAGCCGCGATTTTAACATCGATACCCGACTGTCTGAGATACTTAGCGCAAGCCTCAGCTATTGGTCTGGTATGCTTGTCCTCGTAGCATTTAGACTTTAAACATTTGTTCTGGTTGGTTCCATGGTTCGATGGTGATAAATATACTTTAGGTTTCACGTTATTCGCTTCCTTCTTGGCTGTTGTAGTTTTCTTTTTAGCTGTTGAATATTTAGGTCTGTAGATACCGTAAATATACCTGGAAGCTCTTGTACGTTTTGCAACTTTGCTGCCGGAAGTGTTACCTTCTATTGTATATACTGTAGAGCTTGTGCCAGCCTTGCGGACAAATCCTATATGGTCTCTGCTACCTCTTTCTGAGTTATAGCCGTTACCATCCCAGGTAAATATAACGATATCCCCAGCCTTAGCATTCGCCATTTTGACGTGAGTGCAATGCTTCTTCAACCACTGCTGAGCGTATGGAACATAAAAGACAGGTTTTCCATCGTAGAATAACGATTTAGCACCTGCCTTGCTCATCACATATGATACGAATGCCGCGCACCATGCAGTGCCCTTAGCTAATCCGTAATAATTCCATACGAACGTTCCGCCTTTACCGAGATATTTCTCAGCGGTTTTTATTACTTTTGCGCCTGTTACAGCCATTAGTCATCACCTTCTTCATCGCCTGGATCGGTCAGTTCATGAACTAAATCACCATTACTCACCGTGGATTCTCCTCCAAGTTTTTCAGTATCGTATGTAGTCTCTGGAAGACCTGCTAAAGATGTGAGTATCGAGATTATACCAGCAAGCAAAGCAGCACTTGCCACCATCTTCCAATCAACACTACTCATAACAGCCGCCGTACCAATCATAGCGATAGCCGTCTGGCATACAGTTTTCAGAGCTCTTATAAGAGCCGCTTTAACCCAAGAAATACTAAACTTCATACTTATCTCCTCCTTAAACATCTTTTGCGTCTTCGAATTCCGGAAGGGTTTTCAGATATTCGTAAGCGCCAGTGATTGACATATTTTCATCATAGTCTATTTCATATGTTGTACTACGGTTGTACGGCGTACCTAAAATATTATTATCGCGTCGTGATTCCTCGTCTACATACGATAAAACACCGATGGAAATATGACTATTAGGCCATAAATTCAACGATATAATACGATGATAATTTGTGGTAACACCGTCATCCTGTCTTACAGGCTTAAACAAAGCCATAACATCACTCTCCTTTCATTTAACTAAACGTAATAGTTCCGTACCATTCGAAGCCACAAGCATCATTATTCACGGCGTTTGTCGTCGACGAGAAATCAGCCCTTATACGAATATAATTGTTATTAACCGCAGTTACCGAATATGAGGACGGCTTCTTATACGCATTGTCAGATCCGAATAAATATTTACCGTTCTGTCGAACCCTAAAACCACCATCTGTATATGACGCCACTGTTACAGTTGCAGCATTAACTATAGGTCTAGAAAAATATGCTGTGAAATATAAGGACTTCTTGGCATTTGATATGTAACCGGCGCCGGTGATATGATAATTTATCGATTTTCCAGCGGCGTAATATAGCTGGTAATCGGTTGTGCCGCCTTTTGGAAACATATTTATATCTCCACTGGATCTTAATTCTAAATCGGTGGCGGAAGTCAACACTATTTTATTAACATTAGAAGTCAAAGTCATTGGGCCATTAGCTACTATACCTACTCCGCTGTTCTCAGACCATATATCGACATCAGATCTGGATCGTATTTTCACCGTGTTTCCGTTGTAATACGTATTTCCGAAATTATTGTTATAGCCTCCGTATCCGAAATGGAACGTGTCGGAAGTGTTTAATTCCGCCATGCTATACCATTTTGTTCTATCAGAACTACCGGAATATAACGCTTTATCGTTATCCATATACATATTCCAGGAAGTAGATAATCCGGTTCTTGAACATGCAGCTCCAAAAGCTATACCGTTACCGTTAGGATCCACATCTATAATATATTGTGCTTTGGATATAAATGTTGTTGCAGAGATTGTATTATACGAATCCGTTATAGTAACTTTGATATCGTATTGCGTTTCAGCGCTTAGAGCTGCTGATCCGTTTTTAAACACTGGCGTAGTTATAGTTTTGTTTGTGAAACTGCTAGCCGTGTATACGGTATTCCATGAGCTAGTTCCAACAGCTTTGCATTGTACTATAATGCTAGACGGCGTTATAGCTGAACCCGATAACGATCCGTTATTCCAGACGAATGTTGCAACGCCATACACCCCTTCATCATCTTCCGTGCCTGAAGAATTTGTACGTATTGCAGACAGTTTAGATATGGCTGCTGGAATATATGCGGCCTCCCATACTGCGTAAAGAGTTGTGTTGGCTGTTATATTTACGGAATATGAACTACCAGCAGTCCAAGTTGCGGACGTAGCTGATGAAGACGTAGACCACCCCAAGAATTTATAATTCTTCCTCGTCGGAGATTGAGCCGAAGTAGGAAGAGTCAAAGCTTTGCCATATGTTTTAGTTAAACCGGTAACCGACCCACTGTTTCCTCCGTTAGGGTTAAAATATACAGTATATGTATTAGCCTTCCATACCGCGTAGAGAGTATCTGACGCATTAGTCGTATACGACTCACCAGCGCTCCAAGTTGCAGACGTAGCTGATGAAGACCAAGACCATCCTAGAAATGTATATCCGGTTCTAACTGGTTTTGTCGATGATAACGTAAGAGTTTTACCATAGTATTTCTTCTGACTGGATGGTGCTCCTGAACCGCCATTAGAATTGTACGATATTGTATACGATGGTAATGCGGGTACTGTAAATGTTACCGATTTTGAACCGGATCCACCACCTGATATATTCTTTTTAGTAGTAACTTTAACCGTTACATTGTATGCACTTGTTTTCCTGGTCCATGAAAAACTTCCGTCTTTAACTTCGTGATAACCCTTGGTTAGCCTGGTTGTACTTTTAGTACCAGATATAGAACTTTTATCGGTAGCGGAAAGAGTTGTCTTCCATGGATAGCTGGCATAAGAACAACCGATATAAACGCCGGCCGCGGATATACTCACCTTGTAACTGGTGCTTGTACTACTCGTGCTATATGTCATATATGCTTTAAAGTCGTCATTAAACGTTGAACTTGTTACTGTAGCCATTTTATTTCACCACCTTTAAAGATAAATGTCCATTTGTTCTAGCTACCCAACAAAGACTTCCTATCCAATTACCATCACTGGCAGGATCTTCAGCTCGTGGATACATTTCCGTTATATAAGTTTTGTTTGCTGCCATAGCAGTTCTATCACTTTGCTCAGCATCCGGATAACCTATATAAGCTCCTTCTACACCGTCGTGACTGAACGAGATTTTATCGCTGGTCATTTTGACTTCGGAACTAGGATTAACGCTATTACCATCTGCCAAAAGTCTGATGGTCGCCTCGTTCGGAAGAATTTGTATATATTTGTTACGGTTATCGATTTTGGTGTTGGCATCGTCGGCAGTTTTCTGTGCGTCGTCAACCGCATCTGTAAGCTTCTTGATATCGCCATTCGTTTTGTCATATAGTTTATTATTCAGTGCGTCGAATAAAAGTTGACTATTTGCCAATATCATAGAATCGGCCATTCTCCACTTATAGTCATCGGGATCGACACTGGCATATGCATTTAACGTTGAATATAATCCGATATATATAGTTGCCGAACTATCATTTAGCAAATCGTCAATACCGTTAATGGCTAACGTACAAATAGTATCAACTTCGTCGCTTCGAATCTCAACCATCGTGAAACGTATATAGACATTATCGTTCGTTGGGACAGTGATATTATTTGTAGATTGCGAACTTAAATATGTGTACGCTCCTGTACTTTCATTTAAGCTATAGAAAAATGTTGTAGGTGTCACTGCCGTACCGGATGCATTTTTCACATTCCATGTATATACCTCACCTTCTGAAACTTTGATATACTCATTCGAACGAATATGTGTTGTGCTATCCGCTTCTGCGCCATTAGTTAAAGTTCCAGACTCTAGATAATCTGCAAGATCATATGACGCTAACGTTTCACCGCCGTCGATGGATAGAGCGCTGAATGTGTTAACGTCTTTATTGTCAAGGTCGGTCTGTATACCATCCGCCTTATTACTCGCACTATCTGCTGCGTCTTTGGCGAAGGTGGCTTTGATGTAGGCTTCCTTAGCCGCCTCATAACTGCTAGATTTGGAGACTGGAGAGTAACTGTAGTTAATGTTAGAGTCCGGAAGAATATTGCTATAAACGGTAAGATCTACAAAATATAGCGTATTGGTAGAACCAGAAGTATACGCAGGTTCTGCTGTAACCCAATTCCCTCCAGGAGGGTTGACCGTTGGTCTGGCTGGTGCTGTGGCCGTCGAACTCTGCAACAAATAATACCTGGTTGTACTTTCCACGTTAACTATTTTGTAGAGTGTTATTTGCGCTTGATGTACAGCCATAAAACATCCTCCTTTACTCTAATTTTGCCCAATATACTGCCTGGCCATCGATATCGTCAGCGTTTACTGTTATAGATTTGGCAGTCGCAATCGGTGTGGTTTCGCTATCTTTATACCATTTAATACTTCCTAAAGAACCGCAAACACCAGCGGCCGTTATAGTCTGTTCCACACCACCAACAGTAACCATAGCCGTAAGAGTCGTGGAGCCTGTATTATTTCTAAAGAACTGAGGTCCAGAAGAATATATAAATACCGCAATAGAATCGGCTCCTGCTGATCCAGTAGCTCCATGAGTTCCGATGATAGCGGGTGTTGTTTTCGATGTGGCGTTATCTGTATAAGTTATAAGCTGATAACACCAAATATATTTCTTAGTCGTATCAGTAGCTGTTGGCGTTTTTGACCATCCGCTAGTATCTACAGTTACATTCGAAGCAGATGCAGTCGTTAAGTAATAATTCTCGACTTTCGAAATACCTTTACCAGTTGCTCCTGTTCCGCCAGTAGCCCCATGAGTTCCGATGATAACTGGTACGGTGGTTGTAGGACTTCCGCTAGAATATGTAATAGACTGGTAACACCATAAGTATTTCTTAGTCGTGTTAGTCGCCTGCATCGTAGGAGTCCAACCGTCATCAGATGTCTTCACACCCGTGTTCAAAGATGATGCTAAATAATAATTGGTTACTCCGGTAATACTTTTACCAGCGGCTCCGGTTGCACCAGTGTTTCCTTTCGGCGCTTCCGTGAAAGAAAACTTCTTATTCATTGTTATTTCGCTGCTCCCATTTGTTATAACAACGGGTATAGTCGCAGAACATGGAGTGGTGAATCCGGTCCCTGTTGTGAATGTTATAGACACCGTAGATGTTCCACTATTCTGAACGGTTGCTGTGATACCAGTCGGTAAAGTAATATCGGCTTTAGTTACAGATACATTTGTCATCTGAACAGCTCCAGTGTATGCGGTTATTTGCGTAGTTGCACTTAGACCGGCTGGAACTCCACTATCCCCTCCTGAAAAAACAGCATTTTCTGATGTCAGATTAACGCTATAACCGTCTGTTAAATCTTGTAAAGTAATTTGGCCTATTCCAGTTTTAGTTGCCATTTTATTCTCCTTTCATTTATCGCATAAGTTCGCAAAAGAATGTTATACGTTCGTCAACATCGTCAGGCGATATTATAAACGTAAACCCTTCGTCTTTTAAGCGAGTGTCTGAAGACAAAATAACACCCATCCCATCTTCATCTGGCTTTTGGTACTTCCATTGTAGATATACGCTGTTACCCATCGCCGCTCTCAACGTAGTCATATCTGTTATATATTGGGTTCCGCGAATTATAATAATGTTTAAAACTGTAGATATATCATTATTTTTAAATGTTGTTCCCTGTGATGAATTAATTATGACTTGGGTACTTATTTCATCTTTTAGATTACTTATCTCTTCTTCAACACTCGAACCGCTAGAGCCGATTTCCAGACTTTCGGCTGATATCTTTAAACGATATTTTCCGTCTGTATCTTTGTAGAACTTGATGAAGTTACTACTATCACCAAAAGAAAACTGTCCGTCATTGTCCAGATATATACCCCTGGTGGTATTATTCACGGTAGACTTTACCCCGGAATATATAGAATCGTCGCCGATTTTAAAACCGCCTATAGTAGCTCCGAAAGCAACCAAATCTTTTACGCTGATCTGTTCGGCGGTTATGGATTTGGCTATGATAACTGAACCATCTAATCCATTTTGATACTTTTTATCAGATGACGCGGTGGTCTCTCCTAATGCATCGACATTGAGTTTATAGAACAGACCATCTTCACCTTTAATTACGAGTTTATCGGCTTTGACAGTACCGCCTTCGATTATGTCGCCTTTGATTGTAACGCCAACGAGTTCTCCGGTTATTGTCTGATCCCCGACTGTCACGTTCTTTATCAAACCCGATTTCGAATAGAAATACTCCATAGCAGCTTCGCTGATGTTAGCAAAATCTATCCTAGCGTATTTTAAATCCGCATCTGTGGCGGAGATCTTCTCAGTTTCGAGTTTTTTGATCTTAGCGCTATCGGCTAGAATTGAATCGGCGGTAACATTCTCAGCCGTCAACGTATCGACAAATACTTTTGCAGGCGCAAGAGAACCGCTTGGCTCTGTACTGCCATCTTCTTTTGTTGTTTCGGTGTATAAGTCACTCGCCCCTCTTCCTGAAGCAGGACTGGTGATGTTACCGATTATATTAGCCCGATGATTCTCAATGGTAACCAGAACCCGGTCGCCGTTTCGAACATCCGCTGCCATTACAACAGGAGTCGTGGTAGTAGATCCATCAATATTTACAAAGACTCCATCTTCATTCACGACTGCTGTTGCATTTAGAGTTTTATCAATTTTAGTGGATGATTTGGAATCATTTGTGGCATCGACAAATTGTTTAATAAGATCGCTTGCTAATTCCATAGTATCACCACCTTATCATGTATTCGGATTAGCTAATTTAACTATTCTGCATCTCGAATTAACGTTTAACGTCGTTCCTGATGTCTGACGAACGTTTATATAATATGTTTTACCTGCTGTGACATTGACGATTGTCTGGAATGTTACGCCTGTCCCAACGCCTGTAACCGGAACTGTTGTAACCGCGCTTCTCGTCATCTCTGTATCATTTGTTGTTGGAGAAATCTTGCAAACCCTTATGCCATCCCCATTTGCTTCGAAATTTATATCTGTATCTATCAGATAAGTTCCGGCCGTCGTAAATGTTATAGACTGAATTGTTGTAGCAATACCACTAACAATACTGATAGGATTCTCTAGCGCAAGTTCGGAATATGCCCCAACGCCAGTTATAGCAGCGGTATGAGACTCGATGGTGGTCTGCAAACTTGTTATACTTGCTTCAACTGTTTCCCCGTCATCCATTTTGACCGAATCAGCCGGCAGCAAATAAACTGTATCGTTTTTCTTTATGATTCCATCATCATCCATCACGCATTTCGCAATCTGAGTCTTTAATGTTGCAATATCGGTAGCCTGTGAATCATTGTTTGTAAATGTACCTTTTACACTTGCATACCATGTATCAAACTCGGACTTCCAAGTGGCAAGTTTTGACTCATACTGAGCGTGTACTTCGTTGGTCCATATACTTTTAGGTAAAGCATAAATTTCGCTGTTCTGAACGACTAATACATAACCGCTATCGCTAAAACTTGTTAACGATTCGAGGGCAGTTACATCTCTCTGTTTTGCCATTTAATCACCCCACAATCTATTTGTATAAACCGCTTTTTCGGTGACAAAACATCCTGTCTCACACGAGAAAGTTTGGCTTATTATTCTAGCTTTAACGTTTTTAATTCCGGCTCGTCTATAATTTAAACGAACACAATCACCAACTCTTGCAGGGGAGAAACCGTGTTTATATGATACGGTGTATTCCAGTGTAGACAAATTGCGAAGAAGTTTCTCAGCGTATTCGTCCACCATACCTTGAGTTGGGTTACCAGATATACCAGGACTTGTATCTCTGTAATGTATTTCTCTTCCTCTATTCACTGTCGATATTGGACTGTTTTTATCATCATTGACGACCTTTGAATATATACTTCTGCCGCTGTTGGATGAAAAAATAACCTCTACGACGTTTGGTATACCGTAGAGGTCTCTTTCAACACTAATGTCTGGATATAAGATAGAACTATTCGAATCGTTATACTCCCAAACCGGCTGCATTGAGGCGGTGTCTTTGATTGGCTCAAATATAACTTGGCCAAGCTCATCCAAACCGAATTCAAAATTTGCATTTGCTATGAGATCCGTAAGAAACGTTAACCACGTGTCGTCTGTCTCCGCTACGAAATCATCAAACAGCGTTTTACTTTTGTCATCAATCGGAGGAATAACCGGGGCTCTCATATGCTTTCGACATAACCTAACCGCAGTTTCCATGATGTTTGCGTTCTTAGAAACGGTATATCCGAGGGGCGGACGAGTATCTTTTAACTCTAATAGCGGCGAGTATGCATCTAAAGATATGGATGTTGCCCGCCCATCGAAACTTTCAGATGGTGTCTGAGCTATGTAAGTACCTAAAGGAATGTTGTATTTTGTTCCATTTTGAATTGGAGTCATATAAGCTCTGATGTATAATTCTCCGAGATTTTCAGTACAATCTATTGTAGCGCTGCCTAAGGTTTCTGCGGATGAATCTCTGTTAATGTTGAACTTGAGTATATCAGCGAGCTTCCTCTTGTTTTTCCAAGTGGCAGGATCAACCTCGTAGAAATCGTATGTTTGTATCATCGATTTGGTCCAATCTATAGCCATCACATACCTCCTTCTACCGGTTTAATATTGAGTGTTACTGGTACAGTTGTACTCTTGTGCTTGATGTTAAATGATACGGATACCTGAGCCCAGAAACCAAGTCCGGATGGTTCACGAACATAAACATCACCCTGGTATACAGCCAAACGGCGTAACTGATATAGTGTTTCGCTATCATCCTTAGCTATCTCACAAGACCAGCTAAAACTTTCTCCAAGCTGTGTACCATAATAACTTACCGGTCTCTCTCTTCCTATGTACGACACGAGCGACACATCCAATGAATTAGACTCACTAACGTCTATGTTATAAGGAAGTTTAATCAACGATCCAGTCCATATAGGAGTTTCGTCATCTTCATCGTCACCGTCGAAATCACTCCATTCTTCATTCCACTGAATGATTATAGATGTTTCATCTATCGGTTCGATTATGTCTTCGTAGCTTATAGCTCCTGTAGACTCGGATGTGGCAACCACACGATATCTACCATAATCAAGAGACGGATGCGGGTCGGTTATAGTGGTTCCATCGTTTGCTATACCTGTGGCAATCGCAACGAATTTGCCATTCGCGGATCTTCTATAAACCGATAATGTTACGCCTTCTGCATAATCGATAACATCGCTATCTACCTCTTCCGGGTCGTCTTCTGTATTGTTGTTCGGCGAGAATATCCCGATGAGGAAATTACCATCTTTGTCAGACAAATAATTTCCTTCCCTATCAACTAAAAATTCCAACCCACTAGCTTCTGATAACGTGCAATATGGAGAAATATTAGCGGTCATATCGTCTTCGTTGTATTCAACTGTAGCGTTAATATCATACTGTTCATCTTCGATAGCCACTATAAACGTTTCCGGATTATTTCCAGTCTCCGGGCAGTCAGCGGACAATCCAGAATCAAAACTTGCCATTCCGGTAACCTTATAAGTTATTCCATTTTGAATGTCGATGTCGCTCGGCAATAACGTTAATGATACATCACTCGACAGGCCGTTGCCTTCTATATATCTCGTGAAAACTTCTTCGCCAGTGTTTACATAGGTAGTGTTACCCGTGTCATCAACAGCAGCATATGTTTCTGTCGATATTATAGAAATATTGTAACCGATCGGTGTTTGAGTGGCCGGGCCAGTAGAAAGTTTTAAGTTGATTGGAAACTGATCCACAACATCCGTTTCGTTGCCGTTCTTATCATTTACGTTGATTAGTAAGGACGGCTTCTCGTATAACTTAATAGATCTCTGTACAGACCATTCACCGTATTTGTTCGTAACGCCCATAGTGCGAACACGCCACATAAGCTCATCGCTATCTTTATAAGACGACGTATTTAGTTCATACACACTGGTTTTGTTAGAATATTCACCGTATTCATCTTTAGTATTGTTAACCGTTTCGTTTAAAACGACTTTTCCGTCAACAACACCTTCGATATTTGCCTTAATCTGATCTGAACCATCCTCCGAGTTATGAACCCAATATAATTTAACCGTTTCTCCAATGTACGCGACAGAAACCGAAGACCATGTCGTAGGAGCTTCCGGTTCGCCGCCCAAAGCAACTTGCACGGTGTCTGTATAATTAACAGATTCAATGTTGTTAGAGTTGACAGACTTAACTCGGAAATACCACACTTCGCCAGAATTTAAGCTGGTTAATATATAACTAGAACTGTTACCTTCAGTGTTTTGCGTTTTATAGCTTTCACCCGATTTTTGTTCCAACTCTTCAAGACTATTGGCATAGAAAATTGTGTAATGGTCCGCAATTGTAGCCGTCGTCCAAGTTAATAACACTGATGTTTCGGACTTAACAGAAACTTTTAAATTCGTTGGCGGTAATGGAGCCGTTTCCACATTGTCGGTATATTCACTATACTCAGACCAATAACTATATTTTTTAACGGTGGTTTTCTTCTTCTTCCCCGTGCCCGTAGTTATTGTTCTAGATACAATGTTTCTGGCTTTAACCCGAGCTCGGTATTTACAACCGGATTCGCCATCGAACGAATAAGATACAGAATTAAGATTAGGTGTTACATCTACAGTCCACGTTTTGCCTTTATCTCCGACTCCTTCATTTTTAACAAACTGAAATGTTACTAAATCCGCGAGTGGATCAAGATTTTTGCAACTTACGGTTATCTGCTTATCTTCTATAGATATCGTAGGCGCGCTTGGTTTTTCAGGAGCATAATAGTCGTATACATATGCCCATTTGTATGAACAATACTGTCCGGTCCACCAGTAAACTTTCTTTTTCTTTTTCTTTTTTGTTTTGGTAGAATTTGGTTTAACCCTAACCCGCACTCTAGTAGCTCCTTCGGGAGCACTGTAAGTCGCTTGTCTATGCGTTACAGTGCTCGAACTACCATCAACCCAAGCCCAAACATTGTAGATTTTTCCTTTTTTGTTTTTTGCTGTTCTGGAGGTTTCGGCATAATACTGAAACTGAACTGAATAGTTATTTACATGTTTTCTGCCGAACGACCAAGTAGCCAAATATTCTCGTTCGCCACCTTCAGTTAATCGAGCGAGTTTAAGTTTTGTTACTTTGGCCATTTATACCCTCCTTTCTATTCTAGCTGCTCTAACTATAGATTTAACAGCATCCGTGATGTTACTTCCGTCATCATATGTTACGCCATTAATGGTATAGGAATCGCCGGAAGAATTGTTTATCGCATTGCCAAGGTCTCTTATGGCAGATACAACATCATCATTAACTCCATTTTGACTTCTTCGATTCATTGACATATTTATAGCGTTTGCGTCAGCCATCACTCCGATACTCATGGTTTTATCGAACATACCGTTGATAGCACCAACACCCGATTTAACATTGCTCAAATCCACAACAGGCGCAATGGTCGGATTAATATCCATATCGGAATCTATGACCTTACCGACATTTGTTAAAGCAGATTTCATAGACGTTATAGCAGTTCCGCCCATGGATTTGGTAGCATCGATAACCATTCCGACATTGCGGCTCACACCTAAAGCGAAACCTTCCGGAACTGATTTAGCTATACGCATAAATACTTTCGATGGCGAGTTTATATCGAGAGCATCTTTAGCCGCTCTTGCAGCTGCGGATGCCATGGCTCTTGCCGCGGTTGCGGCAGCGAATGAACCGGAACTGATTCCAGATGCGAAACCGCTTGCTGCACTACTACCCGCTGAGTAAAATGAGCTATGGGTTCCGGATATCGCACTGGCGGCCGACGAAGCAACATGTTTCGCTGCTGTTCTAGCCGCACCCGCTTTAGAATTCATTCCTCTAGCAAGGGCGTTTATCAACGTTGAACCGGCTCTAACCATAGAACCACTCTGCGAAGTGAACGACGTTGAAATCGAGCTTGCCGCACTTTTAGCAGCGGATTTCACTGAACCAGAACTTGATTTAATTCCTGATCCGACAGATTTAATCATGTCTACGCCAGCTTTAACCATTTTAGCTGTTGATCCAGCATTACTGAAAGCACTGTTGACGCTATCCATGTCGGTTTCGCCAAGTTTCTTAACAGCTTTTACAAATTTGCCTACGCCGCTTGTGTCGACATCAGCCGTCTTTTTAACCACGCTGATTATCGATTTAGCCGCCGATGCTGACGAACTAATAGCACCAGAATTTATACTTCCAACTTCATCAGCGTAACCCTTCATGGCTTTTCCGAAGGATTTAAGTTTTGTTCCGAATGACGATATGTCATTACTGCCGGCTAACGATTGCCATACTCCTCCATCTTTAGGAAGCGAATTAGCCACTTTAACAAGAGCCTTAGCAGCCTTACTGGATGCGACTATAGCTTCGGTATCTATCCCAGCGACAGACCGTCCGTAAGCTTTCATGCTAACACCGAATAACATAAGTTTAGAACCGAATAAAGCAATATCCTGAGAACCCGCTAATTCTTGCCAAAAGCCTCCATCTTTAGGAAGCGAATTAGCCACTTCGGTTAAACCTTTTGCTGCTTGAGCAGATGCTGTTATAGCCTCGGCGTCTATGCCAGCTACTGCCTGACTGTAAGCTTTCATACCAAGACCGAACGCTACAAGCTGATTTCCGAATGATCCAATACTTTTAACACCAGCTAACGACTGCCAAATACCACCTTCTTTAGGAAGCGAATTAGCTACTTCGGTAAGTGCTTTGGCTGCTTTAGCAGATGCTGTTATAGCCTCGGTATCTATACCAGCTACTGCCATTCCATAAGCTTTCATACTAAGACCGAATGCCACAAGCTGATTTCCGAATGATGCCATTGAGCTGTCACCGGTTAACCATTTTGATATCGCGTCAAGTATTCCCGCGCCTGTTATGGCTAATATAGCTGTTGCGAGATTCTTAGCCGCTTCTGCTGTACTAGGATCGACACTTTTAATGCCTTCCACAAACGGTTGTATAGACATCCAGAATGCGGAAAGCTGCATACCAACCGCAGGTAATGTGGACGCTACTCCTTCGAGTACGCCACCAGCTAAAGCGCCTATAAATCTGCCTATTCCTTCTCCCAATTTAACAAGTATTTCGATTCCGGCGTCAAGGTAACCTTCGAGTCCTTGTACATTCTCGAATAGTGCTCCTATACCTACAATAAATGCTCCGAGAGCTGCTACTACAGCAAGTAACACACCAACGCCGATTAAAGCAGGCGCTGCTACAGCACCTACGGCTGCGAGTATTACTAATGCTGCGGACATCGCAAGCATAAGCGTAGATAAAGCCAATGCCGTTTCAATAGATGGATTAACATCATATGAATTCATCCATCTGAGAACTATTGCTATCATACCCATGACAACAACCATGGCGGCCATGGCCACAATTGCCATAGGGGTTATCGCGCCAGCTTTACTGATTATCGCTAATGAAGCAGCCATCGCAAGCATAACTGCGGATAACGATATTGCTGCGACTAATGCCGATTCAGTCGGTAATTGAGCAATGAGATATAATGCTCCAGCTATCATGTCAATAGCAATAGTCATGACAACAAGCGTTCCCATCGATGATTGCACTTGATCGGAAAGTTTAACTACTATACCAAATATGGACATGAGAGTTCCCATAGCCACGGACGCGCCAGCTAAACGATCGGGATCGAGTAACGATAAAACAACTAATGAAGCCGCAAGCAATCCTATAACTATAGCTATCATCAATATAGTTTTGTAAGATTCGGTTACATATTTGCTCATGTACATTATTGCTGCGAATAATGCAAGCATCGCTCCTATGCAAGCAGTTCCTCTTATTACATCGGCAGGATCTAAAATACTTAGTATAGCGATGGCCGCTACAAGTATCAATATTGCCGCCGACATCTTTATAAACATCGAACCGGCTTTATCGGCATTTTTACCAACAAAATTCGAAAGTAACATAACACTCATAAACAACATCATGATAGACATGATAACGTTCATTCCGCGGTTTACTTCTTCATCAGATATACTAGCTATAAATCTTATAGTAACCATAAGTATAGCTATTGCAGCCGACATCATGAGGAACATGGCTCCAGCTTTTGCAGCGTTTGCTCCGGCGAATGCGGATAATACCATAATCGCCGCAAACATTTTCATGATCTCTTTTATTATCTCGGTAGATCTGTAAATATCTTCATCAGGTATCTTAGCTATAGCTTTTATAGTGAGAACTAGCATGCCTATGGCAACAGACATCATTAGGAACATGGCTCCGGCTTTTGCAGCGTTTGCTCCAGCGAATCTTGACAGAACCATTATTCCTGAGAATAAAGCCATAGCACCAGATATTACAGCAGCACCTTTACTGATATCTCCCCATGACAAACCTGCTATTATTCTCATCGTAACGGCGAGAATACCTATAGCAACCGCCATACGAAGAAGCATTGTTCCGGCTTTCGAAGCATACTTGGAATTTGCATCGAGGAACTGGGCTAACTGTATAAAGATTATGAAGAATACCATAATCCCACTTATAACAGCAGCACCTTTTCCTAATCCTTCCCAAGATATTCCAGCTATAGTTTTCATAGCAAGCGCGAGTATTCCGATAGCAATCGACATTCTCAAAAGCATCGTTCCAGCTTTGTTCATATTAGCCGCTGCTGCCGGATCTTTTACATAAAGACCAAACGCAGCTATTAACAATGCCATTGCGCCTATCAGTATCACTATTTCGCCAACGGCTCTTGCACCAGCTTTAGCGTCCACCGAAGCCATTTTTTTAACAGCTATGGACATGAGAACTAAAGCGGCGCCCAAACTTATCAGAATAACCGAAAGTTTACCAAACTCGAACCCAGCTAATCCACTCGCTTTAGACGACACCAAGATTAACGCCGTTAATAAACCCACGAGTATGGTTATAGCTCCCATGGCTTTAGCAAGGTCGGTAAGTTCTATCTTCGATAATAAGAATACTGAAGCTGCTAATATAGCTATGGCTTTAGCGAAGTTTAATATTGCTTTAGAATACACTTCAAACTTTTTCGCTTTTATCCACTTCCCTGCCGATACACCTAACGATTTGATAGTTGAATCAAATGTACTTATCAGTTTGCCAAGATTCTTAACCGGTGATACCAATCCTTCGGTAATACTGAGCGCCTTCTTTATTAACAAAAGAATTCCAATCAGCGTTCCGGCTACGAATAGATCGGTTATAGTAAAATTGAAATTCTTAAACGCGTTAAAGAGTTTCGAACCTATTGTCTTAATAAAATCGACTATGAACGGGATTCCATTTTGAAGTATATCGGCTATCGCAGTGATCACTGTCTGAGCAAAAGTCGAAAGCACATCAAATGCGCCAGGTAACGCAGCTTTTAGCCCGAGAATTAATCCCGCAACTATAAAACCGCCAAGCGCCATAAAGACAACTGATGGCGAATGTATACCAAGCAATGAACAGAACTTATCTATAATTGCTTGCCCGACACTTATAATCGCATCAATGGCTTTGCCAACACCAGAAGCGATTCCGTTTGCTAAGCCGGCTACAATGTCTAAACCAGCATTAAAAAATTTGGATTGGTCAAGATTTTTAATACCGTTTTCGATCTTATCGAAAAGACTTTTAAGTATGTTATAAAACTTTTCCAGCCCATTTCCGGTAAACTTGAAGTTCAACTTATCCTTAAGTTTAGCGAACGCATTCTTGATCTTTTCGATCGTATCTTGAACCGGCTTAAGCTGTATAAATGCTTTAGCAAATCTCGCTACAGCGTCAATTACAAGTTTTATGATACTTGCTATTTTGTTAATTCCATCTATAAGCAGAGTATTCTCTTTAAGCCAATCTCGGAATTTTATTACAAGATCCGCAACTTTACTTCCAACCTCAAGAAGATTGGTACCAAATAATTGCAATACGGCAGTTATAAGTTTTATTCCAGTCGTAAGAGATCTTGATATAGCCCCATGCATTATCTCGAACATTGCTTGGAAACCTTCGGCTATATTGGCGAAAGCCGCGGCCGATGCTTCTGGGATATGTAATGAGGATATAAATTCTTTTATTTTATCTATAAGTGCTGGTAATTTTTCCGTTAAGCTGTCTATAAATTTGGTTATTATGTTGTGTTCTGATAACCAAGTATTGAAATTATAGATAGCGTCACCTATCATTCCGGTAAAACCAAGAAAGGTTGTATTGAACGCTTTAAGCACACTCGACACTACCGTGAATGCAAGTTTAAAACCGCCACCAAGTATTGTTGTAATGATGTCGATTACAGAGAATAATCCTCTAAATGTCTTCCTGAGATTTTCAGCAGTTTTGTCGCTAATGATTAGCTGCGAAGTAAACTTATGGAATGCCCCGATAGCATTGAATAATTGTTCTGGCTTCATAGGTTCGAAGACGTCTCTATAAGCCTTCCCTATTGAAGAGAAAATCTTAACAATGCTTTTTCCTATGTTTTTAAATGAATCAAGTAATAGCCATCGACCATTAATCTCGTCCATTTTATCGATGAAAGTATCGAGAGGTATGCCAAGACTATCGGCAGTTTCTCGCAGCTCCCTAAGAGCCTTTATCTGTTCATCAGTATATCCATTAGCTCTGGCCTGCTCTTCAGTCATTTTAACTAACTCTTTAAGCTGGTTCTTTTGAGCCTTGGTTAATTTCGTAGTTTCTTTTTCGGTTTCAGATGCAGATTTAGCAGTTTTATCCTGTTCGTTCCTGGTTTTACCCTGGGATGCAAGTAATTTATCTTGCGCTGCAATTTGGTCTTTCGTGTATCTGAAGGAATTTCCTAAAGTCTCATTGACTTTATTCTGTACTTTATAATAATTTTCGCCAGCTTTAGTAAGCTTATCAACTCTTTCCTCACCATTACCAAACTTACCTATTATTACGCTGTCTACGACTTTGCCAAGATCCCCGAGCGAAGACTTAACGTTTCCAACTTTATCGGTAAGATCTTTCGCGCCATCGGCAACCTTCTTGATCGGCTTTAAAGTTTTGGACAAGCTGGTATAAAGTTTCTCGAACCCCATACCTAAAGCACTTTCCAACAAATCGTTTCTAGCGTTGGATACTTTATTTATAATATCGGTTAAGAATTCCGATAACGGGGTGAATAATGCTTTAGCTTCTTCAAAGTCGCCAATTATTAAACGCCAGGTCTGAGCCCAACCAGATTGAGCAGCCTCTTTAAGAACGTCCCACAACTGTGTGAGTGTCTTAACTTTTGTGGCCGCATCTTCGGCGGTTTTGGCAAACTGAAGAACCTCTTTGATTTCTTGTTTGTTTTTGCCTGATTTTTTAGCAAGTGATTCGGCAGCCTTATCAATAGCATTCGCTTCACCGTATCTGGCTTCGGCTTCCTTTAAAGCGGCAGCAACTGCTTCTTTGGACAAACCTGTATATTTTGCAACATACTCGTTTGCTCCAGATGTCGTAAACTTTTTTAAAGTTTCAGTAAGAACTTCCGAAGTTAACCATCCAGTCTGTAACGATTCCCTAAAAGAACCGTTTGCTTTTATAGCAGCTTCAGCTCCGGTATTAAGCTCTTCCGATGTCTCTCTGAGAGCTTCCTGAAATACCTGGCCACCCATGCCAGCATTAACAACCGAGTTCCAGTCCATAAGTTTGACTGTACCGGCCGCAAGCGCCTGGGATAACTGATACATCGCTACAGATGCTTGCTGTGACGTTGAACCGGATACGGCTGCCAAGTTGGCGATACCTTGAATAGCATTTACAGATGTTTTCAGATCTACGCCGGCCGCTGTGAATGTACCGATATTACGAGTCATCTCGGTAAAATTGTATATGGTTTTATCTGCGTATAAATTCAACTCATCAAGAGCCGAGTTTACCTGTTTTATAGTAGTATGCTCTTTCTGCGTATTCGCCAAGATAGTCTGAACAGCATTTATCTGAGTTTCATACTCCTGTAAACCGCTGGTTACCGGTTCAATAGTTAACGCTTTTGTTATTCTTTTACCAGCGTTTATCGCCGAGTTGGTAATATTAGCTAAGGCTGTTACGCCCACAACCTGTAATGCTGAAAACTTAGTATGAATCGAATCTACACCCTTACCAAGTCCTGACATATCGACTTTTTTAGCTGCGTCACCAAGCCCCTGCAAGCTTTTCGAGGAAGCTGTTAAATTTAGCTTACTCTTAAGCTTTTCAAGTGTCGACATACTGGTTGCGATCCCAGCCTCAAATTGCTTATTATCGAATCGCATTTCCAGGACTCTGCTGTCGACCGTGTTACTCATAATTTAACAACCTCCTTCCAAGCATCTTCTACAATTTTATCGAATACCGGTTGAATAGCCGGATTTATGTAGTCTCTGCCTTCGACCCAGCCACCCGTTCCGGTTCCGTGGCCATATTGTAGGATTATAGCTATCGGTACGCCTTTGTTTATGTTTGAGTTATGATATTCTATTACGGCAGATCCACCTCCCTGTTTTATCTCGTAGCTCCACGAGCTGGCGGTTAAACCAGATTCAACAGGCGTCGCAGACGAAAGCGCTTCAACTCCAGCTCGACCATACTTGTCTAATACACCAAGTTTTACAACTTCTCTGGCTCTTTCGAAAAATCGAGTAGCTTTTGAGAAGTCACCCTTTTGTCTGAAAGTTATCATGTTATTATCCTCTTGTATTCATCTGTTGTTTACGTGCAGCATTAAGCGCCGCATTTCTGGACATTATTTCACGTTTACTCATCTTTTTAGGTGGCTGATTCTTAATCTCGCATACTCTTATCAACGTCATCAGACGATTGAGATGCCATTTCTGACATTCCCACGGTATATTCATCGCTATCATCCAATAATAAATAAGTTCAGACGTGATTTGTTCGTTGTTTGAACCGCCTTTCTTTTTATTAGAAAACGTTGTAGCAGTCATTGGCGCTTCTATATATTCTTTGATTTTTGTTATAAGTTCATCGTTCAAGAATAACAAAGCATCGTCGTCAACATTCTTCGTTAAGATCATGCACCGTATATAATCGAATATTTCCTCAGTAGTTTTTTCCTGATTCGACAAGAATGGTTTATTCCATTTCGATTCCCATTTTGAAAGTGAGACGAGAGAATGCTCCAGTTGTAAAGTACGTTCTTGCGAAACAACAAAACATTCAGCTTCCTCGTCCCATCGTTCTGATTTAGGTATTACAATCTGAAGCATCTTCTCACCTCTCTGTTAATTATTTCTGTAAAGCTGGATGGTTCTGTTCGTTAAGCTGTTTTGCAGCATCAGCGGGAATAATACCCTGAATAAATTTAGCTGCGGCATCGGCATCTGTGATCAGTTCCATAAACAGTTCTGAGTAAGCTTCCGTCTGCTCAAATGCCTTAGATAATTCTTCAGATTTCTCGAAACGTTTTCCGTCGTCACTCTTTACGCCATAAGCCTTAAGAATAATTTCCTTAAAAATTTTCATAAGGGATGGACCGTCCTGAGCATCAATAAGCTTCTGAAGCATTTCAGCAAATCCCCCGGTTGTACCCATTTCCATTTCCATAAGTTCAGCTTTTGAAAGATTGAAATAATGGTCTTCTTTTCTTTCTACTTCATTGTAATCAGTGTATGATATAGTTTTCTTTAACATATGTGTTCTCCTTTCAAATAAAAAGGCCCCACATTTTAGCAGGGCCTATAATCGTTTATTCCATTATCTTTAGCTAGCAGCAAACATTGTTGCAATTTCATCCGGTGTAGGAAGTTTTGGTTCAACCTTAGCATCTGGGCTAGCCGCAGCCTTGCCATACAGTGTCTCAAGAAGCGTAGTGAGCTTGGTTGAGTCGACTTTTGTGCTGTCGATTTCAATATGTGCGGTAGGTTTGAAATCCTTTCCCGACACGTTTACTGTCACTGGGGTTGTACTAAACTCCCATGAGAACGTGATAGCTTCCGGTGAATCATTGGTTGATGCGTAAGCTTTCTCAGATGGTGCTGCCAGACAGTTATAAACCAGATGCAGTTTATAACCGTAGTCATTACCATCTTCGTCATTGCCAAGAGTGGTTCTATAACAAAGACCGAACTGTTTACGAGTCTGCTGTCCAATGGAAATACCATCCGCGAGTGAACCGGAGCCGTCGCATTCTGCGAATTCTTCCGGGTATGTATAGGCTTCGATAGTTCCTCCGAATTCCTCATTCGACATGAGGTTGAGATATTTGATATCGTCAGCATACAGAGCTGTCGCTTCTGCGCCTGAAGGACTCTCCGTTACCGCTATTATTCCGTTCCATGCAACACCTTTAGTGTATGCTCCGTTGGTATCTTTGAGATAGAGGACGCAGTTTTTCGCTCCCGTTTCGTATAAGCGTTTACCAATATCGTCCCATGAAATAGCATATGCCATATATATTTCCTCCTTTAATAATATAATGTTAAAACATCGTGATTAAGATTATCAGCTTTATAACTTCGGTCATAAGAACAGTATGGTAAATCCAAAATCTTGTCGATTACCGGATTATCAGGCTTCTTATCAACCACGATTATTTCATAACGTTTGTTTTTTGTATAAGTAGAATCGTTAGCTTTTAGAGTATCGATTCTACTTTTCGAAAAAATTATAGCCGGATATTTAATCTGCACCGTCGATGGAGGTTGATAATAAACATTACCACTACCAAGTAATTCTTCAAGTTTTAATTGTAGTTCAATTCTTCTCGTTTCCGTTCCAAACACCTCCTAACGACAGTATCAGACGAGGATAGTTAACATTAACGCTTTTGACTTTCCACTTAGTACCCATAAAAGTTGCGTAACGCATTGTATGGAAGTTCTGAATGGCATATGGATCGGCCACGATGCTTATGCGATTCGATATGTTGATGTTATCGTTGACATCGCCGGAATTCTCAAGAGAACGAAGATTCTCGAGCATATCTCCAACAGCTTCTCGTTCGGTGATACTTTCTTCCCATATACCTGGTTCAGTTTCTACAGACGATGCGTAGCCGATTACTCCATAATATTTCGCCATTTTGAATTCTCCTTACGCTTTAGATTCTACAGTAGCAGCCGCAATAGTCGTTGAGCTATCGCTAACGGTTACAGTCAGATATGTGAGAGTAACTACGCCAGTTGCGAGTACACACTTCACAGGAGTGTATTCGTTTCCGCTTGCGTCTACAATAATGACGCCTTTATAAAAAGCATCCTGCAAATCTTCTGGTTTGATAGTAACTGTGCACTTCTTATCCGCATAAGCATATTTATCTGACGCTTTAGCGTAAACCTTTCTAACGCTTACATGCACATCACTGAAATTATCATAGATCTTATCCATTACATCATTCCTCCTTCAATAATCAGATTTAGCCTGTAACTTCTTCTTCAAGAGCGATAGCTGAGTATACTCTAGTCAGAGCGCCTGAAAGTCTAGTTTCAATCAGATACTTCTCCTGGTTAAAGTCAATGTCGAACTGGTTGAACTTAGTAATCTCTCCGCCCTTAGTTGAACCGACCTGGTAGTCAGCGAGATTTACAATAAGGCCAAGAAGTTTCTTAGTCTTAGAACCGGCAGTTCTAGTCTTACCTTCAAACTGTTCGCAAGTGAAGATGTTACCAACGTTCAGAGCAGCAGCGAGATCAGCTTTAGAATCGTAGATTCTTCTACCGTTAAGGTCTCTGGCCAGAAGCATTACGTTCAGCAGATGCGGAGTGCAATACAGATCTGGAGTGCCGCTTCCCTTATACTTCTCTCTGGAATACAGTGATGCGGTAACAAGAGCTTCTGCATAAACATAGTTATCGCCGAAATGCTTTGAAGTATCCGAACCCTGAAGTTCCGACTTAGCTGTGGTGATATCAACATCGTGATGGATTGTATAGAGATCGTCATCATGCCAGATTGATCTGATATGATCTTCTGAGATCTTGTTCTCGTCACCCTCTTCTCTTCCATCACCGATCATGATAGCCATAGCCAGTTCTTCGTTGAGGTTCATCTTCATGACCTCGTACTGATAAGATACAACGTCGAAGTCTGTGATATCGATGATGTCATCTCTATGCAGAGCATCTTTACGATATACAGTCTGCGGATCGGTTGTTCTCTTAAGCAGTTTCATGTTACCAGGCATCTTCTTCATGCTGCCTTTCTCACCGTAACCAAATGCTCTGAGGTCATCGCCTCTTACGTCGGCCTGCCTAGTTCTGATTCTGCTGATAGGGCTCTTATGTACTTTCTGCATTACAGTTCCAACCCAGCCCTGGTCTCTCGTAATCATTTCCGGAGCACCCGGGTATACATCCTTATACTCTGGGAACAGAGTATCAATCTCATCGATACCATGTGCTAAAGTATCGTTCTCTTCTGTAAAACACTCAATAGCGTTCTGAAGAGTACCCACAGCTTTGTTTTTGGCCATCCCAATGATCGTCTCCTGATCTGAATGGCTGAGCACATTTTTCTGGCTAACTTCGTTAGTGTCAAATGCATTGTATTTCATGTAATCTTCTCCTCCTTCGGAATGTTCAACTTCATCAGTATCATTTTCGTTGCTTTCTGCCGCTAAGCCGATAACAGCCATTACAGCGTCTTCCTCTTCATCGGAAAGCTTATTAAGAGCCGCATTAAATACTTCTTTAACAGTCCTTTCGCTTTCCGCTTTCTTAGGTTCTTCCTTCATAGTCTCCTCTTTCTTAGATTCTTCCTGCTTTTTTGGTTCATCGGAATGATAAAGCATAATATTCTCATCATATGATGCATAAAGAGTGTCCTCTTCATCTTCGCCGTGAGCCATAACAAAATCTACATATGCTCCAGGGTTAGCGCCAGCAAGAACCAAACTCAGCTCACGAATATTACCGTGTATAACATCGTTCCCCATCTGCTTAAGCTTGTTAGCCCATATAGAGAGTGATCTGACATCTCCATTTTGAACTAATTTCTTGGCCGTCCGACCCTGTTCGGTGTCGTTGAAAGTACCATATGCATAAACACCGTCATCCCTGTTTTTAAGTACCGCATGGCCTAAAACAGCATTCGGATCATTATGCTCATGGTTCCAAACGAGAGGAACAGTCGCTCCGTCGTTGTTTTTAAAAGCATTCTTACGAATGGTTCTACCGTCTCCGCAAAGCAGATTGTTTCGAGTAGCCCATCCGCTAAAATCATAATTACTCATACTCGTAGTTTTCTCCTTCTTCATAATCTACCGGGTAATCTTCCTCAACTGGAATTTCTTCATCTGGTTGAGCAATGTTGCTGTTTCTCAATTCATCAGCCTTAGGATCGCTGGATGGTTTCATGCCGATCTTTTGACGAATTTCGTTCGATGTCATAATCTCATTTCGTGTTAACTTATCCGCTATTTCAGCAATGTCATTAACTGGAACAAGATTAAACGGATCTCTAAAGAACATGATGCTATGATTTTGTGATCGAGCCGTAACACTTAAAAACTTTCGTTTTATCTCAGTGGCTATGGCCGAAACAACAACTTCTACAACTCTACTATTATAGTTAAGCATCGTCTTATCATCCGCCGTACCATCCATAATCCCTTGTGTAATGAATAATTGGCTATAGAACATATCTCTCAAATACTCAACCTGTTTCATCAAGTTATTCTCGACAGAACGGTTAAGCTGAGTAATACGCTCAGTTCCATCAGCATAAGCTATACCATACTTAGAACCTGCCAATTGCATTTCTATATCTTTTCGCCTTTCTTCCGCCTGCTTTCGCCTAGCCTCCGATTTAATCACATAAGGCAATTGAATAATGAGGTCAAGCTTTCCGGATGCCGTTTGTTCATCTGTCACATCCAATAAAGCCATCTTTCTTTTCAATCGCTGAGCAGTAGAATTTGGCTCATTCATTACCGCGTAAAAAGGATTTTCGATTATACCAACATCGCTTTTAGCTAACAGAAGATCCTCCCGATTACCGGTTCTGTCATTATAAACATTGACTTTAACATGCCGAGGATACCACTGTATTATCTTTCCGGTTCTGAATGATAGTACATCATACGAATCTGTGAAATTTGGATCGGCGGTTGTATCAACTGGAACAATAGCTACGACTCCTTCGTCAAACATAGATAATACAACATCTTGAATAAATGCTCTCGAAGTCTGATCTATATTTGCTTCGAGAGTTAAACAAGTATTTAATCCATCGTTGACAACTTCAACGAATCGGCCATCGTTATCAGTCTTGCAATGCAAAATATCAATGTTTGCTACGTCCAATGCTATCTTGTTATAGACGGACGTTATTATCGAACGCTCGTTGCCTCTGGTAAGTCTTACCCTATCGGGACGATAGTAATAACCCGGACCAGCGTTCGTGCGAAACCCTGTTGGATCTCGGCTGAAAAAGGCATTTACGGCATTCTTAAGCCTGAAGCCTAGGGTTTTCTCCATTTTGAATTTCCTCCTTAACCGGTCATCTTATAAACTGTTAAGATAACTGTATCTATCAGCTTTATTCTTACGGATGATGTCTCTTTTTTCTCTTCCGCTGATCTTTCCGGATTCATGATCGCGCTTTGCTTTATCGATAATGCCAGAATATTCTAAAAGCTTTCTTCCCTTATCCACTCTGAGAGCACTCATTTCACCAATCCCTTGTTTAAACAATTCTTGAGCATTTTTATTAGCTTCAAGCTTTGCTTTAGCACTTTCAGATCTGGCTTTGAGTTCTGCGGATCTTGCCTGAAGTTTATTAGCTTCATATAAAGCGCGTTCTGCCCCATTTTTTGTTTGGAATCTTCCGTATGCTTTAGCTCTCTGTCTAGTGGCTTCCCTTTCAAGCGCAGCCGCCTTAATGTCAGTTTTTCGTATATGACTATCTACATCAGCTTTTAACCGCGGATACTTCTTTGCTAGTTTATTGACTTTTCGCTGTGCTTTCGCAGAATTTTTCTGCATTTTAGTATCTAATTTAGCCAATTTCTCGGTGTCGCCTTTAGAGTAGGCATTCGCATAAGCTTTCTTAGCTCTTTTCACGCCCAATTTCATACCAGGAACACCATAATGCATCAATTCGTCATTTCTTTCCAAAAAAAAACACCTCCTTATTCGAATGCGTCTCTGTTAATCTTGAATGCTACGAAAGCATCCATCATAGAAGCAACCGCGTCGATCTTTGCATCGTATCTCTTCTTCAATAATTTCCTGTTTCCGTTTGTATCTTCCATAACAATACAGTTTCCCATGGTGAAGCACATAAGTTCTTCATCAAACAGAAGCATTCTTTCTTCTGAAAGTTTCTTAAGTTCGCCCAAAGGAACTGATTCAGTTTTGGCTCCCTGAATAACTTTCTCAATGCCAAAAGGCCCGTTTTCAGTTTCCCAACGGGCTACAAATTCTTTAGCGTTATAGGGGTCGAATCCGAAACATCGGACATCGTATTCTCGCTCGACTATATGAGCATCCAGATCCTCGTAAACTTGCATCATATCCAATACTGTTCCCGGCATAACTATTAGACTTCCCTCTTTCATGAATTCCTCGTATTTGAGTCTCTTTGCGGTAGGCAGTTTCTTCAATGTTAATTCGGAAATGTAGTTACGAGTCTTGATTCCGAACTGCTCTCTTGGTAACGGGAACATAAACGTAAACGAACAAAAGTCATCTCCCTGAGAAAGGTCGGCACCAAGCGCACAAGGCATACCCCAATAATCTCTCTTTCTATGAGGTATGGTTTCTTCATAAGTGAAGTAATATGTATAGCCTTCCATAGGTATACCAAATCTTTTAGCAAGAATATCATTTCTTGTCGCAGGAGCTTTCTCGGCTCTTTCTACGTCCAATTGATATTCCTCATACTTGTCCAGCGCTTTTATATTGGGGTTAGCCTTTATCCACATATCCGGATTGGCTACTTCATCAACGGAATCGAGTTTATACCACCAGATAGAAACATGCGGATTGACATAATCACCTTTGAGTATATCCATTAACTCCATTTTGATTGTGTCGCCAGGACCATTTCGAACGGTACCTTCGGAACTAACAGCTATTATCAAATAGTCGTCATTCTTTGAAGCACCCTGCTGTAAAGCCCCAATTACATCCTCTCTGATATCGCCAGAAAGCCATTCATCAACAGTATTTATTCTACTGTTCAAACCCTGAAGTTTGTCTATTGTCATAGGTCTGATCTCTAATAACGATCCGGTTAAGAAATTCTCTATACCTTTCTTCGTTGAAGCCAGTTTTACTCGGTTAGCTCTAGAGCCGGTAGTATTCTGCAATGAGCCTTCTGTCAGGAACTGGAATAAGGGTCCTCTGGCACGAGTAATGGCTGTTTTCATAGGAGCAAGAACTTCTTCGGACTGTTTCATTGTTGGGGAAGTGTGGACCTGATGTGTCGTAGATGTATCTACGTTTAGATAATAGCTTTGTATGTAAGACTCATACTGCGATTTAGCAGCACCTCTGGCCACTATCAAGTATTGTCTGTTTATCAGGCGCTTTTTAATTGATCTAGTTTCGTAATGTCCGCTATGCCCATCTTCCGACGGAACGTATACACTTCTGTCGACGAAATAGTACCATCCGAAAATTTGTTCGGCCCATAGTTTAAACGAATCGAGTAAGCGAAGATCTTCGCCATTGGTTAAAGTGAGTTCATTCTCGCAATACTTAATAAACCCGTCTATCGCTTTGTCATCATACCAAACTCCTGGGTTGGCAATAAGATCGTCTATTCGATTCATTTCCATAGAGACTTCTCTATTTACCGGTATTTCACCTCTGAGCACGGCATCACGAAACATACCGTAGTATTTTGGCGTTGCTGTATTCGATAATGCCATATAAAACTCCTTACTTTCTCTTGTTGTTCGTGAAGACTACGTCACCTTCGAATCCGTATTGATTGAATATTCGGTTAACTTCTTTGACTCCTATAGCCTTGAAAGATTGTGCCGCGATATCAACCGTTGTATCGAAGAATATCTTCTTACCGGGTCCTTTGGCAAAACTTTCTACCGCGGATCGACCTTTACTTACCGTTCGAGCATTCTTCAACTCATTTTTATATGTTGATTCAGCTCTAAGTCTTTCAGTCTGCTGTCTGAGTTCTGCATCGGTCATCTTCTTCGGAGAGATTTTGCCTTTCTTTAATAGTTCTTGACGTTCGATCGCTGCTTTGCGGTTCGCGGCTCTTGTGGCTCTGGCTTTAGCAAGTGTCTTCTTCCTTTTCTGGACAGTTCTATAATTTTTCACAGATCCTATTAAACCCGGACCGCCACCGCCACGTTTGTCGTGACGAACACCCCACTTCATACCTTTTATGCCGTGGTGATAAAGTTCATTTTGATTCAATTTGATTTCACCTCCTGCTACTCGGAAGGATCGACTTCGACATTAAGTCGCCATTCGTATTCCTTTAATAAATCTTCATTAGCTTTGATGACTGTGGAATTGGTAGGTGGATCAAAGATTAATTTAACTTTTAAATAGATGTAACTCTTAACAAGTCCAAGCTTGTCTATGTCTGACATGAAATCTGTCCAAACCGCATCACTGTTGTTTATTGAGAAACCCTCTTTCGGCCCAACACCTAATTGTCTCAGTACCATAAACGCTGAGTTTATATGTATTATTATGTCAGGATCGAATTGCGTGTAATCTGCGGAAGGACCTAATAACTTCTTTATAGAATTTAAGATGCTTTCCGTATATTCCATGAGTATTCTCCTATCGCTTATCTCTCGATATACTGTTTCATGCTGTAGCCATGATCTCCGCCCATTGTGACAATCTCGTACCAATCGCCGCTTTCACCTACGATGGTCACAGTATCATTTTTAGAAACAATACGGGCAACTTTAGACTCGATATTAGGCTCGACACGAACATTAAGATTCATACAACCAACAATTTTTCCAGCATGTTTGCCGTAAGCTTCTATTGGTTCTTCCGCCCTTATAACTTCTTCAGCTGCTGTTATTTTGTCTTCGACTTCCACACTTTCTTCCAAAATATCTTTCACCGCTTCTTTATTAGCTTTCGTGTAATCATAGCTTTTAGACATAATTTTCCTCCTCATTTCCATAAACATGTGTCGTTTTTACTTCTCTCAACTAATCCTGTAAATATGAGACTATCGTCGCCATAGTGAATAGCATCATGAGTCCGTTTTATTGTTGTTATCAGGTATTCGGGGTTAAGAAGTAATTCGGTTCGATCTAGAATATCATTCTTAGTTATGGGGTTCATGTGATGGATGAGTATTATAACCCCTTCCGGTATCTCATGATCCACGCAACCAAGATCGCAACCTAAATCGCGAGTTATAACTTTGTTTCTAACCGATAACCATTCATCACTTTTGTAGAATGATTGATTCAAATATCTATCGAACCCAAAAGTATCCTCTCCAACTTTTCCGCCAAGACGTAGATACTTATAACGTTCTTCAAAAGTTTGAAACGTTATCAATTCCGAGTATGTTTTAACGTTCATCGTCAGAACTCCTTCCGCTATAATCTCGCATCGCGTCAAGAGCTTCCCTATAAAGAGATTCAACTTCTTTAGCCGATTCGATAGCTTCAGTTTTAGCTCTTAAAAGTTCGTTCTCTTTCCGTAGCTTTTCGTTTTCAAGTCTTGATTTATCTGAACCGCGCTTAACAAACTCGGTTATAAGCTGAGATGAAGCAGTGCCGTCCCGTAATTGTTGTTCTGCCAAATCCATAGCCAACGATATCATCTTTTGTTCTCTTGCTTCAGCCGTCAAACTCGGTTTTATCTTTGGTTTTGCGGCAGTTTTTGTTTTCGCCATGGCACTACCTCCTTTCTTTATCCGGCTTTCGCATTTGGTTTAGTATAGTATAGTTCTTAGAGGGTTTTGTATGTCTTTTAAGTCCTTTATACGAAAGGAGCAAAATATAAAGAAAGAAGGTATCTATTAATGAACATTCGAAGCATTTACCGGGAACTCGAATTCTATTCAAACAGGAGTATACATCACAAAACCCTCTAAGAACTATACTAACCAAAATATAAAAATTTCCCCCGGAGAATTTTTAAAG